GCTGGTCGTCAGCCACACCAGGCCGCCGCCCTCCGGCACCGAGCCGTCGAGCAGCCCGCCGCAGGAGTCGCACACCCCGACCGGGCCGGCCTCGGCGGCGGCGGCGAACGCCTCCACGTCGACCAGGCTGTCACGGACCAGCCGCGCGTCGATCGTCACCGCCCACCTCCCCGGCTCCGATGTGGCGCGGGGCCGGGCGAAGGTCGCCCTCCGCCCGGCCCCGCACCCGCTCACTCCTGCTCGGCCGCCGGCAGCGCCAGCAGCTCCGGTAGCGCCAGCCGACCGTCCCGGTAGGCTGCCGCCACCTCCTCCCGGCCGCCCTTCTTGAAGGTCAGCGTCGTCGACGGCGGCGGCGGCTCCGCGACCTCCACGAAGTCGAGGACCCGGCCCGTCTCGCCGTCGACCACCGTGCCGTCCCGCTCGACCCGCATCCGGCCTAGCAGCGCCTTGCGGAACGCCGGCCGCACGGTGTCGACGGGCGCCGGGACGGTCGTCTGCACCTCGGTCGGGTGCTCCAACCTGCACCAGTCGACGAACTTGCCCTCGTCGACCACGAAGCCGGTCTTCGGCTCGGTCAGCGTCACCTGCGCCACGGCCGCGCCGTAGCCCGGCAGCCGGACCTCGATCGTCGTCACGCCCAGCTCGCCGTTCAGCTCGACCAGGCTGCTGTCGGCGTCGGCCCGCGCGGCGTCGTACGCCTTGCGCACCTCGTCCATCAGGGCCTTCAACACCGCTGCCCGCATGGCCTGCTGCTGCACGGCGCTCACCGGGCCGCTCCCGCCGTCTCGGGCTGCCGGCCGTTGGCCCGCGCCATCCGCGCCGCGTCGCGGGACTGCTGCGCGCCAGCCTCCTCCGACTCGTCGGGGTCGGACCTGCGCGCGCCGGCCGCCTCGGTCAGCGCGTTGTCGAGCTGGGTGCCCGGGGCCTCGGCCGCTCGCCGCGCGGCGGCGATCTCCGCGCCCCGCGCGTTGAAGGCGTCCCGCAGCTTCTGCGTCTTGCCGAGGCGCTGCGCCCGCTGCCACAGCACGGACAGGTCCTCCCGCGACGCGCATGCCGCCAGGACCTTCGGCCAGTCGAGGTCCTTCGGCGGTTCGCCGTTGTCCAGCCAGTCGAGCAGCTGGTGGCCCAGCTCCGCGTCCGGCTTGTGGATCACCTGGTTGGACAGCGCCACGCACCGGCTCTTCGTCACCCGCAGGTAGTGGTCCTGGTCGAGGTCGCCCACCAGGTCGAACTCGTACTCCAGCCCGTCGCGCTGGTCGGGCTGCATGCCCAGCTTGGACACCTGCTTCTTGCCGTCGCTGCCCTCGGTGATCTCGTACTTCTGCTTCGACCGCAGGCACACCACGACGTGCCCGGGGAAGCTCATCAGCGCCTCGATGTACGCCCGCTCGATCGGGCGCACGTCCTTCCAGCCGTCCATCGACCGGCCGCCGTGGTTGCGGGCGAACAGGTCGACCAGCTCCAGGATGCCGCCCGGCCCGAACCAGTAGTGCGACGCCGAGTCGAGCATGAAGCCCGTGAACCCGGCCAGGGCCGCCTCGTCGATCAGCTCCACGAGCTGCCGCGGGTCGTACCGCACCGGGCTGATCTTCGAGAACCCGTAGCCGCCCGCCTCGTCCGGCGTCATGTCGCCGACGCCCGGCAGCTCCGGGTTGACCGCGTACTTGTCCGCCGAGTCCCGCTCGGTGTCGACGAACGCGATCCGCTCGATGCCGTCGGCGACGGTCTGCGCGCCGGTCAGCGTGTAGAGCAGCTTCAACCCGGTCAGGGTCTTGCCGGCACCGCTCGGCCCGGCGAGGGCGATCCGCGCCTTCGCCTGCTTCCGGCTGGCTGGCATGAACCTCGAACTCATGTCGTTCCTTTCCACGTGAACGAACGTCCTACATAGATTCTATACGGTCGCCGCCGAGCACTGCGACCCGACACCTACGACCGACGAAAAAGCACCCGCGCAGCCCGCGCAAGCCTCGCTCCCGACAGCGGCCGGCAGGCCGCAGTCCGGGTACCGGCAGATCACCGGCTCGGCCAGCTCGGTGCAACCCGTGCCCTCGCGGTGCCGCCAGTCGTCTCCGGCGGCCACGAGCACGCCGCTGCACGTCGCGCACTGCGCGACGTCGACCGGCGCGAGGTACACCCTCACTCCCCGATCACTCTCCTTCCCTTCTCGGGCACGGCCCGCAGCGCGGGCCCGTGCAGCGGAGCCGACTTCCTGCACCCGGGATGGGCACATGCGCCGTTCGGCCCCTCGACGTACCGGTGGTCGACACCGCTCGCGGTACGGCCCCCAACCGGTTCCATTGGTTCTCTGTATGTATTGAGTCCGCGTGGCGGACTAACTCGGTCCGTCTGGCGGACTAGCTCTAGTCCGCGTGCCGGACCAACTTGGCCCTTCACTGGTCCGTCCACCGGACTACCAGACCCGGGCGATTCGGGCGCGGCTGGTCCGGCACGCGGACCAACTACCCCCTTCTCGAGGAGCACGCGCAGAAGGTCCGGCGGCACGTCCAGCCGATAGCACGTCTTCGCTTTCTTGCGCCGGGCGTCCGCGACCGTCGGCCGCTCGCGCCACACCCACTTGCGCTCCGGGCGCTCCTCGCCGTCCTCCCCGCCCTTGCCCTCCAGTCGGTTGAGCCACTTCGTGACCGTCGACCGGACCATGCCCGTCGCGTGCTGGAGATCGGTCAGGCTCGGCGTGAACCGCTCGGGGATCATCGCCGTCTTGGGGTCGCACCAGGTGAGCAGCGTCAGGACGAGGTGCCGACCAGGAGGCTCCAGGTCGCACTCCTTGCTCCTGACCGCGCGCTCGACCGTCCACCGGTCCACCATGCAGGCGGCCTCTCTGTGCAGCGCCGCCAGCGCACCGTCGCCCGAACTGGCGTACGATGCGCTTGCGACCCGTTCTTCTCCGTTCCGGGTTCACCTTCGGCCCCGCCAGATGACCGCCTGGCGGGGTCGGTGCGTTTTCCGGCACCCTACACCGGATGTGTAGGGCCGCAATGGGATCGGCGCTGCTCATCTCTACGCCGCCTCGCCGTCGGCTTCGAGGACGTCCCACGGGTCCCACACGATCTTCCGGTTGGTCTTCTCGGCCCAGGCGTAGATTGTCATGAGCTTCCACTGTGGGTTGTTGCTGACCTCGCCGTCCTCCTTGGGCAGCTGGCCCTTGGACCGCCACTGGTACGGCGTGTTGTCCTTCACGCCGAACATGCGAACCAGCTCCTTGAGCCCCACCATCGAGGGGATCTCCACCGGGCCCGGCGTCATCAGGTCGGCCGCGATCCGCCGTGTGACCGCCTTCAACTTCGCCTGGTTCACCTTCACTGTTCCTCTCCTCCCACGGCCGGTTTCCGTACAACGTCAATGTACGGCACCGCCGGGGATGGTCAGGCCGCCACCCGGGCGGCGGCGTACGGCGCGCTGCGCAGCAGGTCCCGCGCCAGGTCGAGGAGAGGGCAGCGGTCCAGCAGGTGCACCCGCCCGTCCGAGAAGATCGACGGCGGCTCCAGCGGCACCTCGTCCAGCAGCCGCACCGCGAACTCCCGGGCGATCTCCTGCGCCACCGTGTCGTGCATCCACGTCGGCACCAGCGCCCACCGCACGCCCTGCTCGGACAGCTTCGCGGCGACCCGCCGGCTGGCCATCGGGTTGCGCCCCGCGTTGGCGACCAGCAGCACCATGTCGCACTGCCGGGCGACCTCGACCTGGCCGGCGTCCAGCGCCCGGTCCAGGTCGACCACCTTCACCTCGGCGGCGTGCCGCTCGACCGCCCGCAGCGGCTGGAACGACTCGTCGACCACGCGCAGCTCGTCGGCCGGCGTGCCCAGCCGGTCGTCCACGCCGGCACGCCCGGCCGCGTCGACGAGCAGCGTGCGCCGCCCCTCCTCGGCCGCGACCAGCCCCAGCGCCACCGCCAGGGTCGTCGCCCCGGCGCCACCGTGGCCGCCGACCACGCCGATCCGCACCTCGGCCGCCTGGCCGTTGGCCGCCTCGGCGACCAACTGCCGGACGGCCTGCGCGCCGGTCGGCAGGTGGTACACCGGCACGTCCGGGTACTCGGCCTGCCAGCCGCGGGCGGCGGCGACCAGCCGGTCACCGTCCAGCTTCTCCGGAGCGACGACCACCATCCGCGGGTGCGCCGGCATCCCGGCCGCCAGCGTCAGCACGCGGGCGTCGATCAGCACCAGCGGCGCTCTGCGCCACTGCGCGACGGTCGGCTTGCCGACCACGACGTCCACTTCGGCGTCGCCGAGGGCGTCCACCACTTCGTCCACGAACTCGTGACCCCAGGCCACGACCAATGCCTTGCCCACTCCAAACCTCCTGATAGGGGCGGCGATACGTACAAAGACATTGTATCGAAATCGGGCCCATGCGTCAATATTGTATGTACGGCGGCGCGGCGCTTTGCTCGCCGTCGACGCGGGCCGCTATGCTGGTGTCTCCACGTGAACGCAGCACAGCCCCGGATTTCGCGATCCGGGGCTGCGCTGTTTCCAAGGCCAAGTCAGGCGGTCAGTAGACGACCTCCACGATCACCAGGCCGCCCTTGCCGCTGCCACCACGCCGCGACGTCGCCTGGCCGATCGCGCCGGCCCCGCCACCACCCCAGCCGAGGGCGCTCGGCGCGTCACCGCTGACCGACCCGGACGAGTTCGCCCCGAACCCGAGCAGCGAGTTGCCGCCCTTGCCCCGGAACGTGTGCCGGGAGTCGAGGGTCCGGTTGTAGTCGCCGTACTCGCCAGGCGAGTTCAGCACGTTCCCGCCCACCGCGCTGCCGCCACTGCCGCGCCCGCCGGCCTGGTCGCCGACGATCGCGCTCACCCCGGGGGCGGAGCCGCCGCCGCCAGCCGTCCACAGCCCCCCGAAGCTCGTGTCCCCGCCCGTGCCGCCGGCCCCGAACGCCCCGCCAGCGCCGCCGATGCCGACCGTCACCTGCACCTCGGCGGGCAGCTCGGCCGCCGACCACACGCTCTCGCAGTAGCCGCCGCCACCGCCGCCACCAGCCGCGCCGTTGCCGCCGGACACGCCGGTCACCCCGCCGCCACCACCGCCGCCGCCGACCCCGTACGCCCGGATCCACCGCGCGCCGGCCGGCACCTTGAACGTCCCGCTCTGCGTGAACGCCTGCACCGGCCCCGTCGGCGCGCCCGTACCCGGCGAGCCGACCAGGCCGACGATGTGGTTCCCGGCCGGCGGCGACTTCATCACCATCACCCGGGAGCGCACCGGCACCGCGCCGATCATCGACGTCACCCGGATCGCCTGGGTGTCGCCGTCGTGCAGCGCCCGGATTGTCCCGTCGCTGGCCACGCTCGTCACCGTCGCCGGCCGCAGCCGCCACGTCAGCCCGAGCCGGACCGCCTTCTCCAGCACCGCCTCGGCGAGCGCCTTCACCGGCACCGCCAGGCCCGGCCTCCCGCCCTCGCTCATGCCTCCCCGCCTTCCGTCTCCGAGTACGCCCGCCGCAGCGTGTGCCGCATCTCCCCGCCCGGCGCCAGCGGCATCGCCCAGGCCACCTCCAACCACTGCACCCCGTCCCAGCGCACCACCTCGTACGCGTCGTGCCGCGGGTCCACCGGGGTGCTCAGCTCCACCACCTCGTACACCGTTTGCTGGAGCCCCAGCGTCCGCGCGTACACCGTCGCCTGCGCCTGCGATCGCACCTGCACGTCGACCGTCTTCGGCAGCACGAACCCGCGCTGCGCGATCGAGTGCGGCGCCGACGCCGGCACGTCGTACACCCCGACGACCGGCTCCGCGTCCTCGCCGGGATCGTTCGACACCACCACGAAGCGGTTCGGCGCGGTCAGCAGGTCCGTGCCCCGCGAGATCGACCCTCGGATCACCCGCCGGGAGGCGTCCAGGTCGATCGTCACCGCCTCGTCGGCAGGGTCGAACGCCCGCCGCAGCCGCAGCCAGCCCCGATGGTCGAACCACGGCATGAGGTACCCGCCCGACGCGGCCAGATCCCGCAGCGCGTTCGCCCGCGACGTGCCCGGCGACCAGGCCGCCACCGACGTGAACTCCGTCGCGTCGACCACCAGCGGCCCGATCGGCAGCCCGTCGACCAGCCGCGCGGCCACCTGGTCGACGAGCTGCCCGCCCGCGTCGAAGCCGACGTCCAGCTCCTGGTCGACCACGAACATCTCGTCCAGCAGCGTCAGCGGTGCCGTCGACCCGGCGCTGGTCACAAGGTCCGACGAGTCCGACACCAGGTAGCGGCCCAGCCGGTACTCGCTGCCGTCGCCCAGCACCATGCGGGGCGCGATCCGGTCGGTCAGCTGGTTGATCCGCTTCGCGTCGTCCACGCCGAGGGTCACCCCGGACAGCCGCCGGGGGATCGTCGACGTGCTGTCGTGGCTCAGGCTCGGCGAGCTGTCCCGCAGCGGCGTGAGCTCACCCCGCCGCACGCCGGTCCGCCCGTCGATCAGGTCGAACCGGAACGACGCCGACCGCTGCCCCCGCCACGCGGGCAGGTCGAGCAGGTCAGGCGGGGGCGCAGATGCCACGACCATCCACCTCCCACGTGTTGCCCTGCGCGTCGGCGAACCGCGTCGTGCCGGCCGCCTGGCTCTCGAAGTCGGGGGCGGCCAGCACCGGCCCGTCGACGCCCTGGCGCACCTCGGCCCGCGCCACGGTCACGTCGCCGGTCAGCACCAGCGCCAGCTGGCCGGGGTCGACGGTCGGCGGCTCCGGCGGCGCCTGCACCATCGACTCCTGCGTCCAGTTCAGCCCGTCCTCCGACGACCAGTAGTCCGCGGTGCCCTGCCCGAACACGTCGTTGCGGTACGTCACCCGCAGCCACCGCCGCTGCCGGGTCACCACCAGCGCCCGCGTGCTCGGCGCGAGCCCGTGGCAGGCGGTGAACCCGGCGCCGCCCCACAGGTTGAGGCAGGTCTGCACCGGGTCGGCGGTCAGCTTCCAGCCGGTCGTGCCGCCGTTGTCGTCGGTGCGCGACAGCTCCGCCGTCCACTCGTCCCCGGTCGGCCGCAGCTCCACCCGCACGTCCAGGTCGTTCGTCGCCGGCTGCCACACCGTCAGCTCGGCGACCTTGACCGTCGGGGCCGCGTTCGTGTTGCCGGCAGTCAGCACGCCCCGCACACCGATCTGCCCGGCGCCGGCGATGGTGGTGTCCTTCGCCGACTGCTCCCACCGGGCCATGCGCTGACCGTCCGGCCACACCGCCACCCGGACCGCCCCGTCGCGGACCTGCAACCGCATCCAGTACCACGGCCCCGCCTGGTAGCCGAGTAGGTCGACGCCGTTGGTGGCCCGCACCGTCGCCAGCGCCGTGACATTGCCCAGCACGCCGTTCACGACCCGCTCGATCGCCACGCCCAGCTTGCCGTCGGTCTGCGCGGCCAGCCGCGCCCGGTAGTGCGTGCCGAGGGCCTGGTACCGGCCGACCAGGTACGCGTTGATCGGCTGGCCCGTCGCCACCGCGCTGAACTGGAACCGCGCCTGGACGTCGACGTCCTCCCAGCCCGCGCCAACCACCGCCGTGCGGGAGCCGCCGCCGGCCAGGTTGATCGTCGCCGCCTCGGCGGCCACCGAGTAGTCCACCGCCGCGCCCTCGGCGATCGTCCAGCCGTTGCCCAGGCCGCCCGACACGTTCCGGTTGAACAGGTCCTCGAACACGCCGGGGGCGAGGCCGGCCGCAGGCACCGGCGTGCCCGCCGTCACCGCTGGCACCTGGCCCTCCGGCCGCAGGCCCTCACACGCGGCCGGGCCGCCGTCCAGCGGGGCCGGCGTCGCCGTCACCTCCACCACCTGCACCTGCGCCAGCTGGAGCTGCCCCGCCTTGCGGCGCTTCACCGACGCCGACGGCACCAGCAGCGTCGACAGCCACCGGTTGCGTAGCTCGTCGCGCACGCACACGTACGGCACCGTGTCCCACGCCAGGTCCCGGAGGTCGGTGAAGCCGCGGTCCATCGTGGCCGGCGGCACCGCCGCCTGGTTGACCAGCACCGTCCGGGTGAACTCGACGCCGCCGCGCTCCAGCGGCCGGAACGCCGTCCGGAAGTCCCGGTCGAACATCTCCTGCAGCTCGACCTGCTCCGCCTCGGGGAACGTGAAGTCCTCCACCGACGACCGGTCGAAGTTCTCCACGTACGCCAGGTTCGCGGCCGGGTTGTGGTTGCTGGTCAGGATCAGCACCCCGGTGTCGACGTTGCGGCCCTCCACGCCCGGCGCGGCGATCGTCGCCGCCACCGGAGGCGACCACGGCCCGGCGATCCCGAGGCGGTGCACCATCCTGATCCGGTACCGCGACTCGACGCCCACCCGCGCCTCGTAGTCGTCGACCGCCGTCACGGACGGCTCGACCACCTTCGCGATGGTCTCCCACTCGTCGGCGGCCATCGTGTCGTCCTGGCGCTGCACCTCGTAGCAGCTCCAGCCGGCCACCACCGACGAGTTGACCGCCAGCCACGACAGCCGGTGGTAGCGGATGCCGGTCGGGATCCTGCTCGCCGGCCAGTCGCACTGGTCGTCGACGACGGTCAGCGGCTGCACCGCCGGCTCGACGTCGAGGCCCAGGACGGCGTCCATCTCCTGCGCGAACATCAGCGTCAGGTCCGCCGACTCGTCGGACTGCCCGTCCACCACCGCCCACGCCGTGCGGCCGCCGTACCCGGGGTCCGCCTCCCACCCGGCCGGCTGGGTGCTCCACGGGTTCGCGTCGACGCCGAGGACCTGCCACGGCGACTGCCCGCCCGCGCTGCTGGTGAACGTCCAGTACGTCGTCTCGCCCACCCCGTCGGACAGGTACGGCGTGTCGAGGCGCACCGTCACCTCACGCCAGCCGTCCGCGATCTCCGGCAGCGCGTCGAACTCCTCCACCGTGACCCGCGCGACCGGGCCCAGCCGCCTCGTCGTGTCCAGCTCGGACACCTGGGCCAGCTCCAGTGGGGCCCGGGTGCCCGGCAGGTGCCGGGCGTAGAACCGCGCCCACACCCAATCCGCCGCCACGTCCTCGACGAGCTGCTGCATCGTCCAGCCCGCCGGGGTCAGCTCCGACACCGTGGCCACGGCCTGCGTCACGTAGCTGTGCGAGCTGAGGTCCGGGTTGCCTGGCGCGCTGATCCCGGTGAAAAGCACCACCGACGGCAGCTCGTCGACCGTCTCCAGGGTCGGCGTCTGCCCGGCCCGCAGCGTCTTGCGCAGCAGCACCCCGCGGTGCGCCGGGTACGGCTCGACCGGCCCGAGCCGGTCCGCCTTCACCGGCACCGGCGACGCCACCGACAGCTGCCCCGCGTACGCCTGCCCGACGGTCACCGCGTACTCCCGCCCGGCGGTGAGGTCCACCGTGCCGGAGAAGTTCACCGCGTCCCAGATCGGCACCTCGTAGTAGTAGCCGCCGATGTAGCTGGCCCCCTCGGACAGGTTGAGGCCGCCGCCGCCGACCCGGTTTTCCTCCCCGTACGACACCTCCAGCGCCAGGTAGTGCACCTGGAACACCGCGGTGGCCGCCGCGTTGGCGGCGACCTGGAGCCGCACGTTGATGTTCGTCCCGCCCGACGCCGACAGCGCCGACAGGCCTGCCGGCGGGTTGCCGGTGCTGACGAGGTTCCGCGCCCGCCACGGCACCCGGCCCTTCTCCGTCGTCGGCGCCGCCGCCGTGTTCCACCACGGGTTCAGCTCGCCGAGGCGCGACCGGCCGACCGCCGTCACCCCGTTGTGGACGGCCGGCCCGTTCAGCGTCTCGTCCATCAGCCAGTTCACCCCGGCCGACGGGCGCTCGAGGCCGAGGGTCACCGCCGGGGCCAGGTCGGCGAACGGCCCGCTGATGACGTACAGCACCGACACGTCGAGGATCCGCCGGCCGTCCAGCTTCGCATGGGTCAGCGACGAGTTCGTGTCGAACCAGAACCGGGCTGCCGCGTTCGGCCCGGTCAGCGTGATGTGCCGCGGGTCGGACGGGTTGCTCACCGCGTCCGGCGGCGTCGCCGACCCGCCGGCCAGGGCCGCGCCGGTGACCAGCGCGCCGTCCCGCACCGGGATGGTCAGCTTGCGGACCGGCCCGGTGCCGGCGACCTGGCCCGCTGGGTACAGGTTGACCAGCATCTCCTTGCGGTTCGGCAGGCCCGGCGGCGGCGACGCAACGTGCAGCCGCACCCGCCGCAGCCCGGTTCCGGCGGCGTGGCTGGCCTGGGCCCGGAACGTGTAGCCCACCTCGCTGCCCGTGTCGAGCAGCACCGTGTCGGCCACCAGCGGCGCCCACTGCATGCCCATCACGTAGGGCCGGTCAGGGTTGTACTCGCCCACTCAGATCGTCCTCACGGTCGTGGCCACGTCCCTGCGGGCCAACGTCTCCAGCACGCCTTCGCCGACCGCGCGGCCGGTGTCCAGCGCCTCCTGCCGGGTCGGCAGGACACCCTCGAAGGTCACGCGGATCGCGTCGCGCCCGAACACCACGGACGCGCCGCCGCCGCCCTCGCCGAGCAGCCGCATCAGCCCGGACTGCTCGGCCAGCTCCCGCGCCCGGCGCGGCCGGGTCAGCGGCACCACCACCTCGTCGCCGGCCTCACCGCCGACGAACAGCGTCGGCCGCCGCAGGATCGCGCCGTTGGCCAGCATCGGGATCCGGGGCAGCCCTCCGGGGAGCTTCGCGTCGATCGACGCGATACCCGAGTTGATCTTGCCGATGACCTTGTTGATGAACCCCTTGATCGCCGACGTGATCGACCCGGCCACGTCGCCAATGAACCCGCCGACGCTCTTCAGCCCGTTCATGAACCCGCTGATGAGGCTCCGGCCCGCCGACAGGAACTTCCCGGCCAGGCCCGCGAGCCGCGACGGCACGCTGCTGATGAACGACACCAGGGAACTCGCGCCGCTCGACGCCGCGCTCTTCGCCGCGTTCCACGCCGACGACAGGGCGCTGGCCATGATCCCCGGCAGCCGCGACAGCCCCGACATGATCCGGCCCGGCAGCGCCGTCACGAACGACACCACCGCGCTGATGCCAGCGGTCGTCAGCGCCTTCGCGCTCGCCCACAGCCGGGTGAAGAACCCCGCCAGCAGGCCCGGCAGCACCTGGATGCCGCGCAGGATCATCCCGGGCAGCTGCGTCACCGAGAAGATCAGCAGGCCGATCCCGACGCCGACCGCCTGCAGAGCCAGGCCCAGCGCCGACGTGAACAGGTTCCACAGCATCCCCGGCAGGCTCGCCAGGAACGAGCCGATCTTCCCCGGCAGCTCCGCGAACCACTGCCCGAGCGACTGGAAGAACCCGACCACCGCGTCCCACGCCGACGAGAACGCGCCGCCGATCGCAGACCCGACGCCGGCCCAGTCGATGCCGTTCAGCCAGGCGGCGACCTTGCCCAGCCACTCGGCCACGCCCGTCAGCGGCGACAGCAGCCACGTCAGCCCGTTGGCGATCGCCTCGACCAGCGGGGCGACGGCCTGCGCGGCGAGAAGCTGCAACAGCAGCGCCGCCACCTTGATGAGCGGCGCCGCCAGCGCGACCGCTACGCCGGCGAGCTGCGCCACCAGCTCGATCAGCGGCGTCAACGCCACCACGATGTCGACCAGCGGCGGCAGCAGCGACACGATCGTCGGGATCAGCGGCATCAGCGCCTGCACCAGCGTCCCGATCAGCGGCCCGACCGCCGTGAGGACCGGGGCGAGGGCGGTGCCCAGGGCGGCGACGATCTGGCCGAGCGGCGGCCCCAGCTGCGTGAACAGGTCGGCGAGGAGCCCGGCGATCGGGGCGAGGACCGCGGTGAGCGTCTGACCGATCTGGAGCAGTACCGGCCCGAGCGCGGACACGATCGGGCCGAGCAGCGGGCCCAGCGCGCCAAGCGCCTGCGCCAGCGGCCCGACCAGCATCGCGATGAGCTGGCCGACGACCGGCAGGAGTGGGGCGATGGCCAGGGCTATCGACGCGATCACCTGACCGATTGGGGCCAGCGCCGGGACGAGGGCCTGCAACCCCGGGATCAGCGCCTGCGCGATCGGCATGAGCGCCGGCACCAGCGTCTGCCCGATGGCGCTGAGCAGCCCCCCGATGACCGGCTTCAAGCCCGACGCGAGTGCGCCCAGCGTCTCGAAGATCCCGGTCAGCGCCGCGCTACCCTCCGCCGACGCGAAGAACTCCCGCAGCGTGCCGGTCAGCGTCGTCAGCGTCCCGAGCAGCCCGCCGCCGGCCGACGCACTGGCCGCCTGGAAGACCGAGCTGAGGATCGCACCGACGTTCGTCGCGATCTGCCCGAGCTGCCGCAGGACGCCCAGCGCCGTCTCGATCGCCGCCGTGGCCGCGCCGCTCTGCGCCATCGCCGAGAGCCACGCGCCGAACTTCGCGCCTAGCCCGCCGGCCACGGTGGACAGCTGGCTCACCGTAGGGAGGCCCACCACGGCCAGGTCGCGGAACCCGGCCAGCACCGGCCCGACCGCCACGCCGAGGTTCGCCACCGCCTCCCGCGCGCTCATCAGCACCCCGCGCAGCACCGACACGGTGGCGCCCTCCCGGGCGAACTCCAGCGCCCGCCGCGCCACGTTGCCGTACTCGGCGGCGACGCCGGCCAGGCCGGTGCGCAGCGGCCCCGCCAGCACCGAGGCGGTTGCCTGGATCTGCCCGACCATCGGCGCGGCGAACGCGTCCTGCGTCGCCGTGCGGAGGCCCTCGATCGCCGGACCCACCGCCTTGAACTCGCGGGCCAGCTTCTGCGCCTGCGGCGACAGGTTCTCCAGCGCCTTCTCGAACGCCTTCGCGTCACCCTCGACGACCGCGCTCATCGCGTCGCCGAAGCCCGCCGTCGCGATCTTCAGCGCGCCCATCGCCGCACCGTAGACACCTGCCGCGGCGGGTACGGCGAACGCCGCGCCGCTGACCTGCGCCAGCGCACCGGCCAGGGTGACCAGGCTGCCCGTCGCTTGGACGGCCACCCCGCTCAGCGCGCCGATCTTCAGCGCCGACTTCAGCCCGCGTTTCAGGTCCGGCGCGAACTTCTTTACGTCGCCGATGATCTCGATGTACGCACGCCCCAGCGCCACGCACCCAGCGTAGGCCAGTTTCGACGGTCGCAGTCGTCTACTGCGACCGGATAGCTACGCGGACAGACGAAGGGCTCCGGTGACGCAACCGGAGCCCTTCGCGGGCGCTCATCCAGCGAGCCCGACCCGTCCCGCGCGCCGAGTCTTGCCGCACAGCGTAGCCACCACGCCAGGCCAGCCGAAAGCCTCACGCATACCGCCCGCTTCCGTCGCCGCGTACCCTCACGGCAGGCCGCGTGCCAACCTGGCACGGTGCCAACGCCCGGAGGTGCAGCACACGTGATCAGCCCCCTTGCCCGACGTCTTCGTCTCGGGCGCGCCATCCGCGAGCTGCGGGAGGCGTCCGGCATGACCGGCGCGGTGCTCGGCCGCGAGGCCGGCCTGGACCGCACCGCGGTGTCGAAGGTGGAGAACGGCGAACGTCGGCCGCTCGACACGATCCTGCGGATCCTCGACGTGCTGCTGCCCGAAAGCGATGACCGCTACCGGGCGCTCCAGCGGGTCGCCCGGGATGGCCTGGCCAAGGGCTGGTGGACCGAGGCCAAGTACGCCGCCATGGGCGACCGGCAGGCCCGCACCGCCGACATCGAGGCCGGCGCCCGCGCGATCCGCGAGTACCAGAACTCGCTGCTGCCCGGCCTGCTCCAGACCGAGGCGTACGCCCGCCACCGGGGCCAGGTCGCGCTCGACGACGGAGCCGACTTCGACCTCAGCGGCACCGTCGCCGGCCGGATGCGCCGGCAGCTCCAGGTTTCCGGCCCCGACGGGTCGGAGTACGACGTCGTGCTGGAACCGCAGGCGATCGAGCGGCTGCCCGTGCCGCCCGCCGTCATGCGGGAGCAGCTGCACCACCTGCTCGATCTGGCCACGACCAGGGAGAACGTCAGCGTCCGCATACTGCCGGTTGACGCCCGGCTGGGACGCGGGTACGTCCCACGCTCGCCGTTCTCTCTGTACGCCTACCCGGACCCCGAGGACCTGACGCTGGTCGCCGTCGACACCGTGACGACCGACCTGCTGGTCACCGAGGCCCAGGAGGCGCAGCGGTACGCGCGGCTGTTCGACCAGCTGCGTGACGCCGCGCTGTCCCCCGAGGCCAGCGCGGACCTCATCCAGAAGGCGGCCGACCTGGTGGCCGCCGACGCCTGACCCAGGGAGTCACCATGAGTGATCTCGCCTTCCGCCCCTGGCGGAAGTCCACCAAGTCCGATGGAGGCCAGAACTGCGTCGAGGTGTCCGACGCCGTTGACGGCAGCACCATGCTGGTCCGCGACAGCAAGGACCGCTCTGGCCCCGTCCTGACCTTCAACAGCGCCGGCTGGACCGCGTTCATCGCCGGCGCGAGGAACGGCCAGTTCGACCTGGCCTGACCGACCGCAGCACCCAGAGAGGGGCCGGCACCGCACGGTGCCGGCCCCTCGCCACGTCCACGACCGACACGCCGAGTCAACTTCCGGGTTCCCCTTGTGACATAGACCGGCTCCGTGCCATGCTGGCACCGTGCTAAACAGCACGGTGCCGGAACGGCACTGTGCGGCAACCGACCACCATCGAGAACCGCACCCCTGGGGGCAGCTCATGGTCCAGTCAGGACACATGCCACACGCGGCACCACCACCGTCCACGCTGGTTGCCGGCGACGTCCCACCGCCGCCGCCGGGCGAGCTCGTCCCCCACGAGGGCTACATCGTCTTCACCGGCCGGGACCACCGCGAAGCCTTCGCCGGCTACGTCCTCGCCATCCATCTGCCCGGCTCGTCGCAGATCGAGGTGCGGGCCTGGCCGCCCAAGGTCAAGGTCCACCGCCGCTGCACCTGGTGCAGCTCGCCGTTCCCCTGCACCGCCGTACAGTGGGCCAACGGTGCCCTGAACCCGGAGGGGCCGGCGGACCCGGCAACCCCGGCCCCTCCGCGCAACACCGACCAGCCCGACTGGAACGCGCCGACCGAGATCATCTGGCCGGACACCGGGCTGCTCACCACCCCCGCCCAGCGGCTCCGCGGCAAGGGAGGCCGCCGGTGAGCCGCCTCCGCACCGCGACCCGGATGCGCGCCGACGTCATCACTACCCTGCCCGGCAGCGTGCTCTACCGCGCCGCCGTCGACAGCTACCTGCGCCACCGGCCCGGACCGAACGGTGTCTGCTCCTGCGGGCAGCTCGGCTGCCGGTGCCGCTCCAACGCATCCCGGGTGATCGAGGCGGCAGGGGTCGAGCCGTCGTCGGTCACGGCCGCCGACGCCGCGCCGAAACCGTGGCACGAGCGGCCCGTTCCGTCCGCCGTCCCCGCAGGGGGTGCCGGGGCGGCGCAGTGGCCGGCAAACCCGACGGGCGTCGCGTCAGCACCCGGCGTGGCCCGGCCGGCACTGGCCGGGGGGCAGGCGGGGGGTGAATACCGCCGCCCCCCGGCGCACGGACCGTGGTGAGGCCACCGACGCCGCGGTCCCGCATGGCCGCCAGCGCCGACCCGTACCTGCTGCGCCTGCTGCTCCACTGCTGGCGCTGCGACCTGCGCCTCGTGCCCGTCAACACCACCGAGTTCGACGAGGAGCAGCAGACCCACGCCCCGCAGCGCAACTACAAGTGCGGGCTCGGCTGCCACAAGCAGCTCATCGACGCCGCCGCCATCGAGTCGAAGACCTGGAGCGCCGCCGAACGACGAGCCACCCTCACCGACGTCCAGCTCGCCTACCGCCAGTCCGTGCTGGAGATGCTGCTCGCCAAGGTCGTCATCGGCCCCACCGAGGCCGACGTCACCTACACCTGGCGCATGTAGACCCCCGCCGGTCACCGCACCCGCGCAGTCCACGCGGTGACCGGCGGGCCTGAACCACCGCGCGACGCGGTTCCCCCCGTGCTCGTCGCGCGGCGAGCGGACCGGCTGTCCTCCAACTGGTGCGGCGGCAGCCCGGATCCGCTCACCCGGGCGGGCGCGCCGTCCCAGGACAGCAACCGGCGCGCCCGCCCACCTCCCAGCCGACCCGCGCCAGTCACCCCGGGCCGCTACCGTAGAGCCGCTGTCCCCCGACAGACGATCACTGCTGCCGGGAGGACAACCAGTGGACATCATCAGCCGCGCCGAATGGGGCGCCCGCCCACCCGAGTCCCGCTCGACCGTGCCCTGGTCGAAGCGGACCGTCTTCATGGGCCACTACTCCGCCGCGACGGCGACGCAAACCCCGCGCCAGATCCAGGACTACCACATGCGGGTCAAGGGCTGGGCGGACATCGGCTACAACTTCCTCATCAACTCCATCAGCGGCGTCATCTACGAGGGCCGCGGGTGGACGACGCTCGGCGCCCACTGCTCCGGCCACAACACCGAGGCCATCGGCGTCTGCATCATCGGCAAGGACCAGCCCGGCCGCCAGGACGTCTCCGACGCCGCCCGCCGCGCCTTCAAATGGCTCTACGAGCAAGCCAACGACCGCAAGGGCAAGCGGCTCCAACTGCTCGGCCACCGCGACCGCGGGAACACCTCCTGCCCCGGCGACGAGATCTACGCCTGGCTGCACGCCGGCCTGCCCATCGTCGGCGGATCCACGCCCGCGCCGGCCAAGCCGCCGGCCGCCGGGAAGCCCGCGCCCGGCACGCCGATCGCCTTCCCGTTGCCCGCCAGCTGGTACTTCGGCCCGGCGTCCGGCCCCGACTACAGCGTCTCCGGCAAGTACGAGCGCTACTTCAAGGGCCGCACCGACCGGGCGTGGCTGCGCGAGTGGGCCACCCAGCTCGACCGCCGAGGCTGGTCGATCGGCAAGGGCAAGACGTGGCTCGGCGGCGCCGGCAACGACGGCATCTACGGCCCCGAGTACAAGGCCCTCGCCGAAGCGTTCCAGCGCGACCAGCGGCTGCGCGTCGACGGGCTGATCGCCGTCGCCACCTGGGACGCCGCCTTCAAGAACCCGGTCACCTGAGGCGGCGACGATGGAGCCCGTGCTCATCGCCGCGCTCGTCGGCGGCGGGTCGATCGCGGGCGCCGTCGTCGACCGCGTGCTCACGGCGATCCTCGGGCGGCGCAAGGAGCGCACCAGCCTCGCCGACTACGAGACGCAGATCGCCGAGCGGCTGCTCGGCCGCATGGACGCCCAGCTCTCCGGGGCCGAGACGAAGCTCAGCCTCGCCGAGACGCAGATGGCGGCGGCCAACCTGACCATTCACCAGCTCCACGAGGAGCTGGCCATCACTAAGGCCGAGGTCGCGCAGCTCCGCGCCGAGCTGGCCGCTCGGCAAACACTGGCCGCCGAGCGGGACAAGCTCCTCATCGAGAACGTCCAGCTCAAGGCCCTCATCCAGCAACTAGGAGGGAAGCTCCCGTGACCGCCAGCACCACGCAGACCCGCTACCCGTGGCGGGCCGTCGCCCGCACGATCTTCGCAGCTGTCGTCGCACTGCTGTCGCTGCTGCCGACCATCGCCGTCGCCGCCGGCATCGAGGCCGCGCCTCTCGTCGCCCAGGCCCTCGCCGTCGCCGCCGCGGTGACCCGCGTCCTCGCGATCCCCGGCGTCGACGACTTCCTCCGCAGGTACCTGCCGTTCCTGGCGGCGGCGCCGGATGGCGAGGTGCCGCCGCCGATGCCCCGGCGTGAGCCCGGCAGCACCCTGTTCCGGGGCGACGGCTTCCGCAGCTAAATGCCGCAGATGTCGGCGGCGGTGTGTCCGCTGATCGACCAGAGTGCTCAGCAGGTTGTTCGGCCTGGATCGTTGCGCTGGTCGGTGTGCCTGGTTTGGGAGGCCGGTGGCTGTGTGGCCTGCCGGCCTCCCTTCGTGTTCGCGTCTTATTCCGGCTCGGTGGTTAGTCGAGGAGGCGATGGGCGGCGACGGCGACGGCCGCAGCCGTGGTGATGGCGGCGATGGGGCCGCCGAAGAGGTAGCCGACGGTACCGGCGAGGAGGGCGGCGAGGCCGATGACGGCCCAGCGCAGGGGCAGGCCGGGCTTCTCGCGGGTGGCGGGTTCGTTGACGGGCTGGTTGGCTGGCTGGCCGACTTCCCGCCCGTTCTCCCGGCCGGCGTTCTGCGCGATGTCCTGCCTGGTGACCCGGCCGTTGGTGCGGTGGTGGCGGTTGCGCCGAACAGGCGTGCGGGCGGGTGCCGGCGCGGTGTTCCGGGCGGGCGCCTGGGTAGGCCCGGTGGTGGTGGCGTCTGGCCGCGGGCGCTGGGTGCGCCGTATGGTGTGCTTCACGGTTGCTCCTCTGCTTGTCCAAGGTGGGAGGGCTCCGTTCACGCGGCCTCCGGGTGCCTCCGGAGGCCGCCCGCGTGTGCGGGTGGGCCGGTGGCCGCGCGTTCGGGGTGGGGCAGCCTTGGGCCGGCTGGGTGCCGGCGGGGTGCCCGGGTTCCATGATGGCGAGTCGGGGCGGGCCGTAAAGTCGATCTTGAGGTATGCTCAATACGCTTCTGACCGACCTTTGCCGCGAATCTGCGTCAAGGTCGGTCAAAAACGTTCATTCAGCAGCGTCTAGATTGGCCGTGATGAGCCGAGTCGATCTTTCCTGGATCCCGGCCGAGCCCGACCGGCTGCGTCTGGTCGACCGACTGGAACGGTTGTACAAGCCCTCGATGGAGATGTCGGTCGCGGACGCGATGCGCAACCTGCGCGCCCTGGCGCGGACCGCGTACACGATCAAGGGCAACGACGGGGTACGAGTGCGCAACGGGTTCGTTTGCCTCACCGCGCCGGCGGAGGGCTCGGACCGGCGCGGGCTCGCCCCGGCGGACCGGCCGCCGGCAACGCGGATCATGGGCCGCAAGGGCGTGGCGCTGCGGCTGCTGCTGACCGCGCTGTTCGAGGTGCAGACCCGTACCGACGACGGTAAGCAGCCGGGCCCGAACACCCGGCCGTTGTCGCACGCCGGCGCCGGGCAGATCGCCTGGACAGATCTGTTCGCCAGCGGCGCCGAGGACGCCCTCGACGGCCAGACGGCGATGACGCGGCAAGACAAGCACCGCCGGCACCTGGCCACGGCCCTCGGCGCGCTGGGCCGCCATGGGCTGGTGACGTTCCCGCATTGGGACGACGCGCGCAACAAGCAGCGCGGGTTCGAGTTGCTCGTCGAGCACGGGCAGCCGGGGTCGAACGTGCCGTACACCGTGCCGGCGTACCAGGACGCGAATACATTCGTGCTGCCGACGGGGCTGTTCACCCGCGGCTGGATCAGCGTGCTCACCGACGCCGAGCTGGCGTTTCTGCTCATGGCCGCGTTCATGCACAAGCGGGACCCGGAGGGTTTCATCCTGCCGGCGGGGGTGCGGTCCCGGATGCTCGGGATCGGGCCGGAGACGTACGAGGCGCACCGCACGTTGCAGGCATTCGGGCTGGTCAGGGTGACGCATCAGCGGGGACGGTCGCCGAACGGCCGTCTGGCGCAGATTGCTGGCGGCGGGCAGCAGCCGCTGCCGGACATGGTGCAGTTCCTGCCGGAGGGCCTGGACCAGGAGGCGTACGGGACCGTGACAGAGGCGATTGACCGGCTCGTCTACCACTGATGCCGGTGCTCGACCCGGCGGACGCGCCTGTCTGAGAGCGCCCGGGCGAAGCTCTCGTCGGTCGCCTCGTCGGACCATTCCTCGCGACCATCCAGTTCCGCGTCGACCGGCGGCGACTCCAGCTGCTGCTGAAACTTCGCCACGTCCTTCTCCGTGCCGCCCTCCACCCACCAGGCGTAGATCACGTCCAGCAGCGACGGCAGCGGCAAGTCCAGCGGCTCCCGGCCGGTCCGCATCAGCAGCGTCCCGTGGAACTCGGGCCAGCGCTTGACCGCCAGGGTCAGGAGGCGCTGCCCGACCCAATAGGGCGGCCGGACCACTCCTCGCACACGTGCGTGAAGATCCCCATGGCGTCGGTGAAGTCGAACTCGTCCTCCGTGTTCAGCAGCCGCTTCCGGAACACCGCCAGGCTCTTTCGGTCCAGCGTCTGCTCGAAGAAGTCGAGCACCGCCGCCACCTGGTCGGCCTCCGTGCGGCTCGACGAGGCCGCCGCCATCAGGTACGCCAGCTGAGCGTCCTTCGGCGCCCGGCACACCATCTCCACCCCGTCCAGCTTGAAGGGCACGTCCGGCAGCTTCTTCTCGCCGCCGTCCTGCTTCGCCACGTTGGCGCTGGTCGTGAACTCCCGCATCCTGCTTCCTCCCTACCTGTGGACGAGCCGGAACCCCTCCGGGCCCGCCACCTCTTCCATCGCCTCCCGCAGCCACGGCTGCGGCCTTGTCCCCGGGTGGTTCACCAGCGTCGTGAACACCACCTGGCCGCCCGTCTCGAACCGCAGCATCCCGCCCGGCCGCCGGGGCCGGATGACGTGCGCGCCGGTGCCGTCGTGCACGGCCGCCGCGTACTCGACGTCGTTCTCCACGAACCCGTACACATGGCCCGCCCGCACGCCGACCTCCTCGCGGTGCGCCGCCCGCAACCGGCCGGTGTCCACCGGGCACTTGAGCACCGCCCGGGTCCGCACCTTCCGGGTGACGCTGCGGATGAACGACACCACCTGCCCGGTCGAGCCGGTGAGCAGCTGGCGCATCTCGCCGGCGAACAGGTCGACGCGCGCCCGGACCACCACCGCCATCAGCGGCGCGCTCTCCGCGTCTTGCCGTCGCCGTCGGCGTCCGTTGTCGGCGCCGGGGTCGGCTGGCTGGCGTCCGGCGGCTCCAGGTCCGCGGTGGCCGCCCGCTCGGCCTCCTCGCCCTCCAGCACCTCGTACCGGCCGGCCTCCACGAGCGTGGCCAGCCGCGGCCCCCACTCGACGTGCTGCACCGACCCGTCCGGCACGCCAGGCATCGCCGTCAGCGCCCGCACCGTCACCTTCTGGCCCTTGCGCATCGCCCTCACTCCTCGCACACGCACACGTTGGTCATCACCGCGACCAGGACCTCCTGGCCGACGCAGCCGCCGGACGGGCCGACGCTGGACTGCTCCCCGATCCACACCGACTCGACCTGCGGGGGCTTCTGCAGCTCGCACAGGACCGTCCGGCGGATCCGGCCGGCGTCGTCGGCCAGCTCCGCCGCGCTGCGCTCGAGCTGTTCCGCCGTCGGCGGGTTCCCGGCGTCGTCGGGGCTCGGCGCGCACCGGGCGGTGCCCGCGCCCAGCTCCACCGCCCAGAACGCCCCCGGGTCCGCGCCCTCATCGAGCGGCGTGCCCCGCCCGCCGGGGAACTCCTCCGGCAGCACCGGGTACGTCCGCACGATCCGCACCCACGCCTGGCCTTCGCAGCACGAGTCGATCGCCACGTCCCGGCCGGGCACCACCGCCACCACGGCGGGCGTGCCGCCGAGCGCCCCGTCCAGCGCGCCGCCGATCAGCTCGCGCAGCTTCACCGCCACCGGCCACGCCACGTCGTCCTGCGGCTCCACCACCGGCTCGGTCACGATGTCCTCCTTCGTCCACGGTCCAGGTCCGGCGACCACACCACCGTGTCGCGGGGCAGCCGGTTCGGGTTCACCACCCGCAGCCACTGGTCGACCTCGGGCAGCCCGGTCATGCCGTCCCGGGCGAGCTGCGCCGGGTCGACGAACCGCTGCTGCACGCCTTGGCGCACCAGCGACTGCACACGCCTCGGCAGCCGGCACGTCGTGTCGGCGACCATCGCCTTCGCCACCTCGCAGGCGTACGCGCCGGCCGCCACCATCCCGCCGCCCGGCACCGGCACGCCCCGCTCGTAGGTGACCGCCCACGCGCCCAGCTGGTCGTCCGCCTTCGTCAGGTCCTGCCGGGCCGGCCAGGTGCCGCCGTCGATCCGCGCCAGCCACCGCCGGTCGTAGACCACGTACGCCTCGGCCGGCAGCTCCTGGCCGTCGATGACAACCCGGGTTACCGCGTGGATCGGGCCGGGCAGGCTCAGCTCCCGCCCGACCGGCCCGCACGCGCACGCCCCCACCTGGCAGCCGCAAAACGTCACCGCGAAGCTGCCGCCGTACGGCAGGTCCAGCCACGACTCCCACCGCCGCCACGCCTCGCCGTCGCCGCGCCGCACCGGCCGCACCGTCGAGGAGCACACGCCGAACCGGCGGCCGGACAGCGCCCACAGGACCTCCGTCGCGAGATCCGTGGCCGCCTTCCGGACCGCCTCGTCGTGCTGGTCCCAGCCCTTGCAGTACGCCGTGTTCAGCGGCCAGTCGCACGGGCCGATCCGCGCCGGCTGCGCCACCGCCGCCTCAGCCGCCGGCCGGGGCGACGAACGACTTGAACCGCTGAGCGCCGCTCGCCGTGTGCGTGACCGTGATGAGGTACGTGCCGGCGGCCGCGTACTGGTGGCTGACCGTCGCGTCCGCCGCCGGCCCGGCCGACGACGCCCCGTCGCCCCAATCCACCGAGAACGCCTCGTTCGGCGCGGCCGGCACGTACGTCGCGGTGAACTGCGCCGTCATGTTCGTCGCGTCCGTCGGGTCCGCCACCACCGTGCCGTCCGGCGGCCGCGCGGTCAGGCCGCACGTCGGCGCCGGCGGCGGCAGGTACGTCCAGTCGAGGTGCAGCAGGTCCTGGTCGCCCATCGGGTCCATCAGCGCCTCGACGCCCGCCTTGCGCAGGTAGACGTCGTACGGCCCGACACCCCAGCCCGGGTTCTCGATCGCCTTGCCGGTCAGCGTGAAGCTCGCCGCCCCGTTCTCGATCGTGAAGTCCCCGACCTGCCCGTCGATGATCTGCGGGAGCAGGAAGTACCCGAACCTCGGCCGCTGGATCGCCCCGGCCACGCACTTCTTCAGCTGCGTGCCCGACCACACCTCCAGCGCCACCGCCGAGTCGAGGTTCACCGCCGACGTGACCCTCATGCCGGTCGCGTTGCCGTCCTCGTCGAGCACCACAGGCATCCCGGTGAACAGCGTGTACAGCTCCGGGTCGACCCGCCCGCAGGTGACCGTCACGTTGTACAGCTTGATCCGCCGCCGGGCCGGCTCGTAGACCAGCGGATCCCCGTTGGCGTCCTTCTGGTCGATCTCCTCGCCGTCGTCGACCTCGGCCGCGTACTCGACGCTCACGAAGCCCTTCGACGTGACGTGGACCGGCCATCCTCCGGCGCCCACGATCGGGTCACCGCACACCCCGAGCTTCGTGGCCCGGAGCATCTTCCCCTTCACCGGGGTGTCGCACACTGCGGTCATCAGGCATCCCTCAACAGCGAAGGTCCATGCCCGGCCCGCAGCCAGCGGCGAATACCCCGCCAGCGTAGCCGAGAGGGCGCTGGCCCCGGGTGGGACACAGCGCCCTCGTTGACGAGCTGGCGGCCGCTACTTCTGCGCCGCCGGGTGGTTGCCCAGCACCAGGTCGCGGATCAGCGTTTCGATCTGCTCGGCCTGGCCGTGCGGCACCCGGAACGCGATCGTCGTCGCGCCGGCCACCACCGCCACCGCCGTGTGCAGGCCGTCCCGCTGGGACGCCACCGACTGCACCGCCCGCATGGCGAGCATCTGCCGGCCCTGCTCCTTGAACCGGGGGCGGCACGCCGGGATCAGCAGCGACAGCGCCACCGTGTAGACCGCCAGGATCACCAGCAGCACGTTCGCCACCGTCGTGCGTCCCGGCTTGCTCCACTCGATCCGGTCGGGCCAGATCCTCACCCGCGCGTTTCGTCCTGCGACATGGCTCTCGAACTGCGCCAACGGCTCCATAGTTCTGCCTCCACAGTGAACGGGGCCGTGCCCGAAGGCACGGCCCCGATACTGCCAACGGCTGGCGGCTTTCGCAGCTCGGCCGGTTACAGCTGCCGGCCGTCGATCACCTCCAGCTCCGCGCCGAGCTCCGCGACCTTGGCCCGCACGCTCTCGCCAACCTCGTCCCAGGCCTCACCGGTCACCACCACGGCGCTCCGGTTGTCGCCCCGGATCCACGTCACCATCACCGCCGTGCGGACGTCGAGGACCTGGCCCGTCCGCTCGCAGGTGATCTGCCGCATCACCGCGTGCCGCAGCACCTCCCGGTTCAGGAAATTCTCCCGGTCGGCGTCGTTGTCGGCCATCAGGGCCGCCAGCACGTTCTCCATCAGTACCTCCCGACCGGGGCGGACGGCCTCACCTGCGCCGTGCCCTCGACGATGCGGCCACGGCACCGGCCGCACACCACACGCGTCGGCCTGCCCTGCGCCAGGTCGACCGGCACCTGCATCGGCCCGTCGCAGCCCTGGCAGCGCATCGGCAGCAGCCGGGGCAGCCGCATCCCGAGCAGCAGCATGTCCCGAGGCACCAGCGTCTCCCTCGGCTGCCCGCCGTTGCGCGGCAGGATCACCAGGTTGACGCAGCTCGGGAAGTCCTTGACCGACTGCACGTCGGCGATCTCCACCAGCTGACCGAACAGCAGCACCTCGTCCCGGCGCCGCAACTCCTCGGTCCGGATCGTCGGGTTCGCCGGCTTCCTCGTCTCGACGGTCACGCCGCCTTCTCCTCTCGCTCCAGCCAGCAGAACCTGGCCTCCACATCGACCACCAGTTGCTCCGTCAGGCCCGCCCACACGTCGGCGGGCAGCGTCGCCAGGTGGTGCCACCGGCCGCCGTGCGCCGCGTAGACATGCAGCGCGCCCAGCTTGTGCCCCCACAGGTACGCCCAGCCCTCGTCCTCGAACGGCTGGTCGGCGCCCATCAGCCCGACCGCCGCCGGGCTGCTGATCTCGTCCTTGTAGCCGCGCCCGACGCCGCAGACGTACGTCCAGTCGGGCCGCCGCTCGGACACCGCCTGCGCCGGCCAGTGCGTGTTCGCCAGCACCGACCAGTGCCGGTGCATCAGCACCTCGACCATCGCCGCCGTGTTCCGCTGGAAGCTGCGGTCCCACATCGCCCGCATCTGCGCGAGGGTCCAGCTGGGCTGGCCCTCCAGCTCGACGAGCCGGGCCCGGTACCACTGGCTGCCCGGGGCAAACTGCCCCACCAGCGCCCTCACCGGCCCGCCTCCATCAGCTGGATGCGGGTCGAGTCGCGGGCCGCCTCGCGGACGGCCTCCATGTAGCCGCGGTAGTCGGACGCCCGCCACTGCGCCGCGTAGCCCGCCTTCTGGACCTCCAGCAGGTCCAGCTGCGACAGGTCGCCCAGCTCGTGCAGCGACCAGCACGCCCACGCCTCCCAGCGCTTCGGGCCGCGCTCGGGGAACACCCCCAGGTAGACGTGCAGCCGGTGGCCGCCGAACAGGTACGCCCACTCGCGGTCGCCCGCGCGGGCCTCGGCGATCCGGCCGGTCTGCACCGGGTAGCCCTCGGACGGCACGCCGACCGCGTGACCGGTCGGCCCGGTGCCCGGCACGGCGTACAGCCGCGACCAGTCGGTTTGCAGCAGCACCGCCGCCGCCCGCTCCGGGCTGTGGCCGCACAGCTCGTGCAGCAGCACCGACAGGGCCGGGACGACCATCGTCGGGCAGCCGTCGTGCTGCACGTGCCGTGCCAGGTACACACCGTCGGCACCCTCGGTGCCGACCAGCGCGCGTAGACCCATGGTTTACCTCCACGTGAACCGGGTCTTACTCGGACAGTTACCTTGCTCTGTCCGGCCGCAATCGTCAATAGCGACCTGACAGCCAGAGCCCGCTAGGAACTCCGCACCGGGGCCGGGCACCCGCCCAGCCCCGCCTGCGCAGCCACTAGGCGGCCGCGTCCACCGACCAGAACTCCGTCTCGCCGTGCCAGGCCGCGTACGCGTACGGCGACGGCGCGCCGTCGGCCAGCCAGGCGAGCATCTTCTCCACGACCTGCTCCCGGTACCGCCACGCGACCCTCGCCGCCGCGTACTCCTCCAGGGCCTCGCGCGTCCCCAGCACCCGCACGCTCCCGCCGCTCCAGCTCGTGACGATGATGGTCACCGGCGGCTCCTCCTCGTCCGGCCTGGCGTCGCGCTCGTCGGCCGGCCCGCCGTCGTAGTGCTTGCAGGTCGGGTCGCACGGGTCCGCGATGTGCGCGCCGCAGTGCTTGCAGCAGTCGTTCTCGTCGCGGCAGCTGAACCACCCGCAGTCGTCGCCGCTCGCGGCGCTCTTGCCGGGCTGCACCGTGCTCTCTGCCATCTCAACCTCCACGTGAACAAGGCAGGACGTACATATTCATTGTATGTGATCGACTCTTCTGCGTACAGGTTCTATGTACGCGGGGGGCCGTGTAGCGCGTCACACAACCGGCAGTCAGAACAGCTGGCCCTGCCGGAACACCGCGTCCGCGTCGAACGTGGACGAGTCCGGCGCAGGCGGCGGCGGGGGCGGCGGCTTCGGCCGCGCCTTCCGCATGTGCCGCTCCAGCGGGCTCTCCGGCCACGGCAGCTCCAGCACCGTCCGCACCGCGCGGATCTGCATGGCCACCTGCCACGCCCGCCGCATCTCGTCGATCGCGATCTGCCGGTGCTCCAGGGCCTCGTGCATCCACTGGTCGAGCAGCCCGTCGCCGCAGCCGACGACCACCCGCCAGCCCAGCCCCCACAGGTGCACGTTCACCGCGCACAGCGCCGCCGCGAGTGGATCCAGGTCGTTCGCCCACCACTCGCACGCCGTCGGGTCGAGGCCCTTCTCCCGCATGGACCGGGCCGCGCCGAGCAGCATCGTGCCCGTGCCGGCGCACGGCTCCAGGATCCGGTCGCCCTCCTTCGGCCCCCCGATCCGGCCCATCAGCTCCGTCACGTCCACCGGCGTCAGGAACTGCCCGATGCCCTTCCGCCCGCCGTGGCTCTTCATCTGCTGGAGCAGCACCCCCAGCAGGTCGTAGTCGCCCCACCCGTCCGGCCCGAACCGGCCGAGCACCCCGCGCCGCAACGCCGCCTGGCCGACCGCGTGGATCGCCCGCTGCGTCGTCTCGTCCGGCTCGTCGTCGATCCACGACCACAGGTGCTTCGTCCGCGGGTTCAGGTCGGGCCTCAGCGCCGCGAACTCGCACCACAGCCGCTGGATCAGCAGCCAGAACCCCTCGTGGTCCAGGCGCTCCGCCATCTCGCCTACCCGGTCGAGCTGGTCGGGGTCCGGCGCCTCCCGCGCCAGCACCGCCAGGACGGCCACCACCGACATCGGCACCTCGATCCGCGAGCCGCCGTACCGGCTGTGCCACGCCTCGTCGACCGCCTCCGCGATCGCCCGCGCGTGCTCGCGCGGATCGGACGGCACGGCGTTCGCGCGCCGGGCCACCGTCGTTGTCGTCATGCTCTTCCTCCACGTGAACTGCCGGCGGCTACCCGCCGGCGGGAACGGCAGCGCCCCCGCAGCCACGTCGGCTGCGGGGGCGCTCGGTGCGGCTCAGACCAGCCGCAACACCTGCATCTCGGGCACGCCCACCACCGTCGGGTAGGCCAGGTCGTAGAAGTCGACCCGCACGCTCTCGCCCAGCTCGTCCATGCTCTCCACGGCGGCGGCCTCCTCCATCACCCGCGTCCAGTCGACGCGCGGCACGCTCTCGTGTCGCCGCTCGGCCAACGCCGCCAAGTCGAACGACAGGACGTCGCCGTCCTCCACCTCGGACAGCGCGACGACCTCCCACTGGTCGGCGGTCGGCTCGGTCTCCAACAGCTCGATGCTCACGGTCAGCTCCCTCTCTCTCGTCTCTCTCGGTCAGCAGCAGTTGCCGCACACGCCCGACGCCGGCAGCTCGCAGAAGCAGCTGCCGCACAGCCGCTTGCGCACCGCCGCCACCTCCCGCGCGGTCACCCACGTGCTGTCGGCGTCGTCCTGCTGGATCCACACCATGCCGTCGCGGACCTGGATCACGGTGCCGGTCCGCTCGGTCGGCTCCCACGGGGCCTCCCAGCGCACCCGGTCCTTCTCGGCCAGCTCCGGCGCTGCGGCAACCTCTGCGACCTGCTGCTCGGCGATCTCCACGTGAATCTCCCTCGTCTCAAACGGCCGCGCCGGCCGGGCCTCCCCCGGCCGGCGCGCATCGGCTTGCTCAAGTTCGCCCGGCTGGCCTTCACGCTCTCGGCGACGTACGCCAGGGCGGTCCGCCGCTCGGCCACCTTCATCAGCGCCGCGTCGAACGCCGCCGCCTTGTCGCTCACGGCGGCCAGCAGGTCGCCGCGCACCGCGGTGCGCAGGTCGCCCGCCTTCGCGCTGACCATCGCGTCCTCGGTCGCCCCGGTGAGCTCGGCGCCCGCCCGCTCCAGCTCCCGCTCGGCCTCCGCCACCCGCGCCGCCAGCTGGGCGACCAGCCCGTACCGGTCGGCACCCTCGGCCTCGACACCGAACTCGGCGACCAGCTCGTTGACCCGCTTCTCCATCTCAAACCCTCCTGCAGGGGTAGCGCGTTGCGTACATATTCATTGTATGCGAATTTCACTCCCCCATACAACTTTTATGTACGCCTTGGTCCGTGGAGCGAGTCACACAACAAGCGCCGCCCCACCTGGCACGGGAAAGGGACCAGGTGGGGCGGCGCGGCCCAGGGCGAGGGGTACCGGTCAGCTCCGCGAGCTGCGCGACGACCGGGACGCCTTCGCCGGCGGCTGGGAGGAACCGTCCGCCGGCTCGGCGTCCGCCCCGGACCCGTCGGCCCCGGCGTCAGCCGACGTGCCCTGCGCGGTGGCCTCGGCCTCCACGGGAGCCTCCACACGCTGCCGGCCGTCGCCGGAGCTCAGCACCTTGTCCGCCACGTCGTCGGGCACGTCGAACGCCAACCCCGCTGGGCCGTCCGTCGTCGTCCGCACCTCGAAGCGGCGCTCCTCGCCGGCCGCCTCCAGCAGCTGCTTCGCGAGGACCTGCGCGTCCCCGCGGTCCTTCGGGTAGAACAGCGGCATGTCACCCTCCTACGCCGGCACGGCCGGCAGCTTGACCTTCACCGCCGCCGTCGCGCAGCTCCACCCCACCGTGTAGAACCGCTCCGCGACGGCGAACACCTCGTTGTCATTGCGGTCCAGGGCCTCCGGCAGCTTCGGCAGGAACACCACCGACCGCCGCACCATCACCGGCCCCGTCGCGTACAGCCACGCCTCGCCGTCGCCCGGCGCGGCGCCACCCGGCCCGACGCCGCTGGTCTGCGCGAACACGATCGGGTCGCCGAGCGGGGCTACCATGCGCGGACCCTCGATCCGCGTCAGGCCCTTGCCCACGAACCACCCGGCCGTCCACCGTGGAGCCCACACCGCGCCGAGCACCCCGGCCCGGTCGGCGATGTGCGCCTCCAGCCGGCCGACGCCCTCCTCCAACGGCAACGGCGCCACGTCCGAGCCGACCAGCACCTCCGTGTCGGCCGCCGCCAGGAACTCCTCCGTGCCGGCCTCGCCGGTCCACACGTAGTGCTCCAGCGACTGCTGCTCGACCTGGCCCATAGCCCGCCGCGCCCGGTCGATCAGGTCCGGCCGGGCCACCGACCGGCCGGTCAGGCCGGCGTACAGCCGGATCACCCCGGACTTCACGCTCGGCACCCCATCCGGCAGGGCCATCGCCGCGCGGTTCGCGTCCGAGGCCGCCGCCGCGTTCGTCGGCGCGGGCGCGTCGACGCACTGCGGCTCCCACTCCACCCCGGCCTGGAACTCGCGCTGGTCGGCCGGGTCGACCACGACCGCCGCCGCGAACAGCCCGAAGCGGTACGGCGTCGTCGCCGGGGCGTCCACATACATCAGGGGCTGCGCCACCCGTCATCTCCTCACGGCTGGGGACCGCGCCCGAGCTGGGCGCGGCCCCGTCAAACGGGTAGCTCAGACCGCCGAGCAGTCGAACGGCACGGTGCTGCCGGTGACGCCCGTCGGGCACAGCGGCACGCTCACCTTGTAGGACACGAAGCACCGCTTCACCAGCAGCGTCGCCTGCTCGGTGAACAGCGCGATGTACTCGTTGTCCTTCAGCTTCGTCGAGTCGTAGACCGCCGACAGGTCGATGATCGGCTTGGTGCCCTTCACCCACGTGCCCGGCGCGTAGATCAGCAGGTCCACCGTGCCCGGCCACTGGCCCGGGGCTGCGGTGCCGCCGAAGCCGTTGCCGGCCGCGTCGGCGTACCCGTCCTGCCAGTCGTAGACGAACTGCGGCCGCAGGTGCCTCCGGGTGAACCACGCCGTGATCTGCTCGTCGGTCACGTCGAGGTAGTTCACCCCGGCCCGCCGCGACATGTCCGCCCGGATCCAGTCGATCAGCCACAGCGGCACCACGCACTCCAGCAGCTGCCGGCGCCCCAGCCGGTACCGGTACCGGTAGTCCGTCGCCGCGAGGGAGATTGCGCCCAGCAGCGCGGTCGTCGTCTCGTCGCCGTCGACGTCGCCGCCGAGGGTCAGCGCGAACTGCGTCGACTGCCCCGGGGCGGCGGCCATCCGCTGGATCAGCCGCGCGTTGATCTTGTGCTCGTGGGCGGTCAGCGTCCGCCGCACCACGTCCCGGGTCAGCTCCGGCCACACCGCGTTCTGCACGATGTCCTGCTCGATCTGCACCCCGTCCACCTCGAGGCGCGTCTCGGCCCAGTTCACCGTCGGCACCCGGTACGAGGACTTCTCCACGCCCGCGGTGCTGTCGGCCTCGGTCTGCACGAAGCCGATCCCCGAGTACAGGTCGCGGAAGTCCAGGTTGGCGGGGACCTTAATACCGCCGCCGCGGGGGATCGTGATGCCCGGAAGGTCCAGCAGGCCCTCCGTCGTCTCCAGGCCCTCGCACAGCTCCCACAGCGTCTCCGACGGGGCACCCCAACCGCCGGCCGCGACGAGGTTGCCGCCCGACAGCCGCGACTCCGACGCGGCCAGATCCACCAGCTCCATGTCGGTCAGGCCCCTGCCCCCGGCGACGAGCGCCTGGTCGACGGGCAGCTCCACCCGGGCCACGTTCTGCTTGATGCGGGTCGCGACTCCCACCCCACGGGGGAAGCCGGCGAACTTGTCGTCGAACGCCGACGCGACCTCCGACACCGAGGAGAACACGTGACCGTGCGGCACGTTTGGCACGTCGGCCGCCGCCTTGATGACCGCCGACTTGCCGGCGCTGGTCACCTTCGGCTTCGACTGGCGTCGGGCCGCCCGGCGGGCCAGCGACGCGACGACCGGCGTCGGCTGCTGCGGCGCCGGCTCCTCGGCCGCCGGCTCCTCGGCAGGCGTCTCCTCGGCCGGTTCCTCCTCGGCCGGCTCCTCCTCGGCTTCGCCGCCGTCGCCCTCGTCACCGTCGCCATCGCCGCCCTCCGGAGCGCCGTGCACCGTCGCGGTCAGGTCGTCCAGCTCGGAGGCGACCTGCTCGGCCGCCTGCTCGATCCGCGCCTGCTCAGCACGCACGGACTGGACGAAGGTGGCCAGCTCCCGCAGCCGGGCGAGGCCATCGGCGTCGAGGGCCGGGTCGTCGCGGAGGGCGTCGAACGCCGCGACAGCCTGGTTCTCCAGCTCGGTCAGCGCGTCCAGGTCGAGCCCGTCGAGGCTCGGAGGGATCTGAAAGTCCACCGTCGGCTCCTCAGCACGGTAGGGATCTCATCCCGACCGGCCCGCAGCCAGCATCGGCGGTTCAGCGCACAGCGTAACGCAACGGCGGCCAGTTCCGATCAAGGCTGCGAGCGCTGCACGATGGGGGCGCGATGCAAGGCATCCCGGCTGCGAACCGGAATGCGCATTGCTCTGGGCGGGCGCAGCTCACCATCGACGCCTACCGATAGACAACTCAAAGCACTCACCCGGGAGGTATCGCCGGCCAATCCCCCTGCCCTGCCAAGGCAGCCCCTTCGAGCGACGAAAGGTGGGCCTCTGGACATGCCCATGACGGTCAGCTAGGTCCGCAACTGTGGGAGTCGCCGCGAGCGCGTACGCCGCGGTCACTCCCCTGGTGATCCCGATCCTGCTCATTCTTCTCGCGTTCCTGCTGGTGAGGCGGGTCGAGAAGAACGGCGGGTCCATCGAGATCGACTGGAAAGCCGTTGCGTTCCGCATCAAAATCACATTGCAGCGAGAGGGCAGCAGCGGGAGTGCTGAGGCCCAGGAGCAGCGAGCTCAACCCGAGGTGACGACTGCGGCGAGTGCGCCGCAGGCCATCGAGGGCCCCGCCGAACCTCCGAGCGGAGGTGGCGGCCCATGACTTAAACGTGCCGGGGCGGTGCAACAGCACCGCCCCGTGTCACCTCTGCACCTGTCGGATTGTGCCGCCGCCGCCCCTCTTCACGTCGGCGATCTCCGCGTCCGTCTTCGACGCGAACTCGCCGCCCTGCCGACCGTCCCCGTAGCTCAGCACAAACATGATGCTGCTCCGCTTCTTCCCGCCGCACTTGCAGCCCATCGCTTCCTCCCTACTCACCGTGCACCGTGGCGGTCATCGCCGCCACCAGCGCCTTGCGGTCCCGCCCGATCGTCGCGGCGATCCGCTCCGCCTGCGCCGCGGTGGCCACCCGCTGCCGCTCGGCCGCGAAGCCGGCCGCCACGGCGCGGCGCACCGCCGCCTCGAACGCCGCCGGAGATAGCGCGCCCAGCTCGCGGCTCCGGCCGGCGTCCGGGTCGGACGGCTTCCAGCCCGCCCACCCGGAGGCGACCATCGCGTACGCCCGGCCGCCCGACGACCGGCCCCGCACCACCGGGAACCCGCCGACGTTCACGCACAGCGCCGCGACGAGCTGCCGGGCCCCGCCGATCCACCGCCAGTCCCCCGACAGCGGCGAACGGCGCAGCAGCTGCACCTGCTCCTCCGTCGCCTCCGGCACCAGCGCCCCGGCCACCCACGTGCCGTGCGCGTCCCGGCCGGCCCGGACCACTGCCACCTGCGTGCCCGTGTCGTCGTAGTGCGCGACGGCGGACGCCGCGCTCGCCTGCAGGTCGGCGTGCCCGGTGCCGGCCGTGATGTGCCCGACCGCGACCAGGTCCCCCTCGGCGGTCTGGATCTCCGGCCGGTGGAACCAGTCGAAGCCGCCCTCCTCCGGCGGCATCACGCACTGCCCGCCGGTCAGGAACGACAGGTGGCAGTCCTTGTCCGCCAGGTGCCCGAACACCCGGCCGTCCGCGGTGACGGTGATCGGCGTCAGCTCGGCCAGGCCCGGGTCGTCGAACCAGGCGCGCGGCGGGTACAGCGGCGCGACCTGCTTCTTCGCCGCCGCGCCCGAGGCCGCGACCGCCTCTTCCTCCTTCGGCTCCTCGTCTGCGGGCTCGCCGTCGGCCGGCTCGTCGGCGACGAGCTCCAGCTTCGCGTCGGGGAACGCCTGCGTGCCGACGAGCGTCACCGCCATGACCCGGCCCTTGGTCACCGTGATGTACGGCTCCTCGCCGGCCTCCATGAAGGCTTCCCACTCCTCGTCGGACATGTCCTCGATCGGGGTGCCCTTCTCGTCGGTGAACATGAACTCGAAGTCGTCCAGGTCCACGCTCGGGAACAGCACCCCGGCGCGCAGCAGCTCCAGGGCCTCGCCCAGCTCCGGCACCGCGTCGATGAAGTCGCCCGCCCCGGACAGCCGGCTCTTCTGCACCTCGCCGGCCGTGATCCGGCCGATCGTCACCGCGCCCTCGTGCCCGGGGGCGTCCTCCCGCGCCCACCGCAGCGGCAGCGGCAGGTCGCGGAACGACCAGTCACCGTCCGCCGCGAAGATCCGCCGGTCGCCCGACTTGGCACCCAGCGGCGCCAGCACACCCTTCCACGTCGCCATCTGCTTGCCACCCTTCGCGGCTGCCGCCGCCGTCACCGTGATATCCAGCCCGGTGGCCCGGTCACGCCGGGGCCACGGGTGCTTCGGGACCACAGGCAGGGGCTCGTCGGCCTCCACCTCGATCATCGTGCAGCGGCAGTTCACCGTCTGCCCGGGCGGCGCGGCCGGGTCGCCCGGGTACCGCATCGGCACCCCGCCGACCATGAACACGCCGTCCAGGGCGACCCGCTGCCCGTCCGCGTCCCGGTGGTCGTGCCGGGTCCGCTCGTCGTGCGTGGCCACCCACACCTTGTCCAGCTTCTCGTCGAGGACGTCCTCGGCGGTCAGCCACGCGGTCAACGTGCCCGCGTTGTACGCGCCGATCGTCTCCGTCCGGGCGATCGTCACCGCCCGGTCCTCCAACGACCGCTCGCCCAGGATCGCCTCGATCGCGTCGCGGATGCGCGGCACGCTCGCACCCTCGGCGGTGAGCTTGGCGACGGCCCCCGTCACCTGCTGCCACGCGCTGTCGGGCACGCCGACCAGCCGGTTCGGCAGCGCCGCCAGGTACTCGTCCTTCATCTGCCCGACCCGCAGCAGCTCCAGGTCGCCGCCCGCGTCGCGCACGCCCGCCAGGAACGTCTGCTCGGCGGCCGGCAGCAGGTGCACCGTCATCGCCTCGAACCACGCCTGCCCGGCGCCGGCGAGCGCGCTCGGGTCCGGCGGCAGCGCCGCCGCGGTGACCGGCAGCGTCACCGCCCGCGCGTCGGCCAGCCAGGCGCGCAGCGCCGCCCGGGCGGCCCGCAGCATCCGCCGCTCGGCGGCCACCACCCGCGCCTCCTGGTCGAGGCGCAGCGGCAGCCACGGGTCCGGCTCAGCCTCCCGCCGGTGGCTCGGGGACCACCGCGACCTGCACGCCCTGGACCTGCACACCGCCGTCGGGGCGGGACACCGGCAGGCCGGCCGGGCTGCGGATGAGCCGCTGGACGATCAGCACGTCGTCGTGCAGCTCCAGCTTCACGAAGTCGCCGCCGAGGTCGATGCCCACCGACGCGAAACACTCGCGCAGCTGGGTCAGGGTCACGCTCTCCGGGTCAGCCATCGGTTCTCCTCCTCGCCTCGTTGCGCCGCGCCACCGCGTCCGGGTCACATACGTGGCCGGCGTCGGTCAGCGGCGGCTGGTCGCCCTCCCACAGGTCGCCCCACCATCCGCAGGTGCGGCAGATCGTCCACCGCAGCCGCTCGCAGCCCTTCCCGCGCCCGGATCGCCGGCAGGCGTACCCGTGGGCGGCCACCAGGCCCGGCGCGAGGATCGTCACGCTCATGCCGGCACCAGCTCCCCGGCGACGGTGGCGGCCAGGTGCTCGCGCAGCTCATCGACGTCGTGCCGCGCGCCAGTGACGAGCAGCCCGCCGACGTACGCGGTCAGCGCCGCCGTCAGCTTCTCGTCGTCGACGTCGAGCTTCGCCGCGACGGCCGGCACCGCCGTCCACGCTCCCTCGAGGAGCCGGGGCACCGACGCCGGCGTGGCCGGGCGCACCGTGTGGTACTCCCACGCCTTCAACCCCTGGTGCCGGTACCTCTCCCGGCCCAGCGCGCGCTTGCCGGCGATCTCCAGCGCCCGCAGCGCCAGCACCTCGCACGCGGCGACGAACGGCGCACTCATCGGCCCGGCCGCCGCGGCGGCGATCGCATTCTGCTCGGGCGGGCCGCGGTCCTCGGTGTCGCCGGGCGGCGGCGGCTCCGTCGCCGGCTCCTCGTCGGCGGGCGGCTCGCCTCCGCCGGCCAGCTCGGCGGGGGCCGGCTGCGGCTTCAACGCCTCCGGGTCGAGCTGCACGCTCACCCCGGCGACCTCCAGCAGCCGGGTCACCAACAGCGGCCCGGCCGCCGGCACCGTGCGGATGATCTCAAGCAGCCGCCGCAGCTCCCGCTCCTCGTCAGTCGGCTTGTCGCCATCGCCGAACCCGGTCTCCCGGCGCAGCGCGTCCCCGGACAGCTCGCCCAGCCCGTACAGGTCCTTCGCGTCGGCGCCCTTGTCCGGCGTCTGCGTCAGCTCGCTGGTGTCGTACCAGACGATCCACCGGCGCGGGTCGGCCACGCCCTGCGCGCCTTCCAGCGCCGGCCACAGCATCTGCTCGGTTAGCGCCGCGCAGAACAGCTCCAGCTTCGACTCGACGTGGTACTTGATCGTCGCCTCGTCGGTCATCCAGGCACCCCAGTGGTTGGCCTGGGTCATGCCGAGCAGCATCTCCGGCGGGGCGTCCAGGCCCAGCGCGAGCCGCCGGATCGCCCCGTCCAGCATCGCCGGCACTGCGCTGCTCAGCTCCGTGGCGAAGCTGAGCAGCCGGGCCTTCTCCAGGTGCTCGGCGGGGCCCTGCACCACGATCGGGACGAGGGCGGCCACGCTGTCGCGGTCCTTCACCGCGGTGGTCATTGCCTCGGTAAGCGTCGACAGGAACGACGACACCCCGTCCTCGGCGTCCTCCTCCTGCTCGGGCGCGACGAAGCTCAGCTCGTTGGGCAGCAGCAGAATGCCCGCCCCGGCCAGCCGTGAGTCGATCTGCGACTGGACGTATTGCGTCAGCCGCTCGATCAGCCGCAGCACCCGCCGGTTGGACTGCACCTGGCTGGACGGCAGCGCGTGCTTGCGGGGGCTCGGCACCCAGATCCGCACGATGACCGTCTCGTCGGACTCCAGCTCGCGCGCCCCGTCGCCCTGGTCGAGGACGTACTTCCCGGCCCGCTCGGTCAGCTCCTCCACCGACGCGATGAACCACCGTTCCCGGTCGGTGGCCTTGCCTTCGGCGTCGCGTTCCGGCTCGCCGATCAGATAGCACTCGCCGGGCACGCCGAGCTGAATGCCGGCATCGCGCAGCAGCTCGGCCTGGGTGCTGGGGCCGCCGAGGAACGTCTCGTTGACGCCGGCCGGCGCCTGGTCGGGCGTCTCCATCGGACGGCCCTCGTCGTCGACCTGCGTGATGTACAGCCGGGCGCGGCCCATCGCCTTGGCGATCAGGTCGACCAGGAACGCGAACTCGCCGCACTCCTCGTAGTGCCGCCACGCCTCGTCCTGCCACTGCTGCTTGCTGACCTTGCGCAGGCTGCCGCTGGAGTCGTAGCGCATCTTCGCCGCCGACGCCACGACAGCGGTCGCCTGGCCGACCGCGCTGTCGACGTTGGGCTTCGTGCCCCACCACGCCATCCGCTACTCCTCCGGCTCGGCGCGCACCAATAGGCCCGTCGCGTAGGACAGGGCCAGCGCGACGGTCGGCACGTCCGCCCACCACAGGCGGGACCAGCGGGGGACGTCGGACAGCAGCCACCAAGCCGCGGCGGCCGGCGTGGCGATCCACACCGATAGGCACCAGCGGCAGAACAGCAGGTACGCCAGCGGGCTGCCGTCAGGCAGCCGGCGGACGATGGCTTCCCGGGGTCGGCGGGTGATCTCGTCGGCGACGATCAGCCGGGTCACCCGCGCGACGAAGAGCAGCATCACCACGATCTCGATCAGCCCCGTCACGCATACGAGCATAAGCAATGGCAATGCGGCCGCATACCAGTCGCGTCGCCCGCTGCCGCAACTTACGCAAATCGAAGTAGCTCAACGTAAACGACGACCGCGGGGCGGCAATCTCATCGGCGCGGCTGTAACGTCCCCATCGGCCGACGCTCCCGTACGGCCGATGGCGACGAGAGCGGCAGCCGCAGGGCCCGACGCGGGGAGGAACCTGATGGTGGGTCGGGGCAGGGCCAATACCGACAAGATGGTCCCCACGGATGGCTACAAGCACGCCGCCGCGAAGCGCCCCGCGTCCTCACCCGGCAGGACACGCCCGGCGTGTAAGTGCTGGACCCGACCGAAATAGGCTGGCCAGCAGGAATGCTGCGGCCTTCGGGTCGCCACCCTTTGACGAACAAGGACACCCCGACTGATGGCAGTGACGCAGCAGGAGATCGAGAACCGGTTGTGGGACGCCGCCGACGAGCTGCGCGTGGCGATGCCCGAAGCGCAATACTCCTCGGTCGTCTTCCCGCTGATGTTCTGGAAGTACCTGTCGGACACCTGGGAGCACCACCACCAGGAGTTCCTGGCCGACAACGAGGGCCTGGACGGCCTCTCCGCCGAGGAAGCCCACGAGATCGAGTACCGCGACTACCAATCGTTCGAGATCCCGTTCATCCACCCCGGCACCGTCCAGCAGCGTCGCGCCTCCTGGTCGTCCATCCTCGCCACCATCACCCAGCCCGGCCTCGGCCAGCGGGTCCGCGCCTCCCTGCAAGCAATCGAGACGGCGAACCCTGACAAGTTCTCCCGCCTGTTCGGGTCCATGACCTGGACCTCTGAAGAGGTGCTGTCGGGGGAGGTTTTGGCGGCGGTCATGCAGGCGATGGACCGCACCCCGAAAATGCACGAGGGCAACGTGTCCCACGACGTGCTCGGTGGGGCGTACGAGTACCTGCTGAAGCGGTTCTCCGATGGGTCCGGCACCCGCGCCGGCCAGTTTTTCACCCCGCGCGAGGTCGTCGAGCTGATCGTCGAGGTCCTAGACCCGAAGGGCTTCGAGTCGGTGTACGACCCGACCTGCGGGTCGGGCGGCATGCTCATCGCCTCCGCGAACCTCCTGAAGACTCACGGCGGGCGTGGCTACACGCTCCGCCTGTACGGGCAGGAGGCCGTACCGGACACCGCGGGTGTGGCACGCATGAACCTCTTCATGCACAACCTCACCCAGTTCCAGGTCGAGGTCGGCGACACCCTGAAGGACCACGCTTCAAGAAGCCGGACGGGTCTATCGCGCAGTTCGATGTGATCGTCGCTAATCCGCCCTACAGCCTGAAGTGGAAGCCCTGGACAAAGGACCCGCGCGCCATCGGCGGTATCGCGCCGCAGTCGGCGGCAGACTGGGCGTTCGTGCAGCACATGATCGCCAGCATGGACCCGAAGAAGGGGCGCGCTGGCGTTGTCCTGCCTCACGGAGTCCTCTTCCGCAGCGGCCAGGAAGGTTCGATCCGTAAGCGCGTCCTGGACGACGACCTCCTGGAAGCCGTGATCGGGCTGCCTGCGAACCTCTTCTACAGCACAACGATCCCGACCTGCATCCTCGTGTTCCGCGCTCCCGGCACCAAGACCGACGAGCGCAAGAACGGGGTGCTGTTCATCGACGCCTCCAAGCGGTTCACCAAGGCCAAGAACCGCAACATCCTCACCGACGCAGACATCGCCGACGTCGTGACCGCCTACCACACGAGCTTCGACACAGACGGGCACCCGGCGGACCCGGATGGCGATGGCGGGCTGGCTGCACGGTTCGTCCCCATCACGGAGATCGTTCAGGCCGGGTACGACCTCAACATCGGCCGGTACATTAAGCAGAGCGCCGCAAAGCAGGAGAATCTGGACACTCTGATCAACACCTACAACCTCGCCCGCGCCGAGCGCCAGAAGACCGAAAAGCGGATGCTCGACGCCCTGGCGGCCGCCGGAATCGACGGCTTCGATGAGTGAGTGGCGGCAGACGACCGTCGGTGAGTTGCTGACCCTTGAGTACGGCAAGCCGCTACCTGAGAACGCTCGGGACGGTCAAGGATTCCCCGTTTACGGGAGCAACGGCATCGTCGGTTATCACTCTCGGGCAATGGTGAAGGGACCCGGCGTTATCGTTGGACGGAAGGGGACCGGTTCCTCAGGGACCGTCACCTTCAGCGAGGGCGATTTTTCCCCCATCGACACCGCCTTCTATGTGCTGATCAAGGACTCCGCCCAGATAGGAATGGAGTTCGCCTACCACCTACTCGTCAATGCGAAGCTGACGGAGCTCGCCACCCAGACCGGAGTTCCTGGTCTGACCCGCAGCCGGGCTTACGAGATTCGTGTCGCCTTGCCGCCGGTGCCGTTGCAGGAGCGGATCGTCGAGATCATCGGTGCCGTCGATGACCAGATCACCGCGCTCGAGGCTGAGGCAGACAGCCTCCTTCGAGTCCGTAACGCTGCTCTGGGACACGTACTCACCCGGGGCGGTGAAGGATGGTCGTCTGCTCCGTTGTCGAACGCTGGAACCCTCACCCGCGGCCGCCGGTTCGTGAAGAGCGACTATGTGCAGTCCGGCCTGGGATGCATCCACTACGGCCAGATCTACACGGACTACGGAGCGTCGGCTACACACACGGTGACGTACCTGCCCGAGAGCTTCCGCGACTCGATGCGCCTGGCACAACCCGGCGATGTGGTAATCGCTGGGACGAGCGAGAACGTCGAGGACGTCGGCAAGGCTGTTGCTTGGTTGGGTGATGACGATGTGGCGGTTCACGATGACTGTTTCATCTTCCACCATGATCTTGACCCAAAGTTCGTCTCGTACTTCTTCGCTTCACCCCTGTTTCAGCACCAGAAGCGCCGGTTCACGAGCGAGACCAAGGTGGTTCGCATCTCCGCCGCGAACCTCAATAAGATCGTTATGCCCGTGCCGCCTCGCGATGAGCAGGAGCGCATCTCAGGAATGGCTGACGCGATGGACGTGCAGGTGGCCGCCCTCCGTGCTGAGGCGGCACGTCTCCGTCAGGCACGCGTGGCACTGCTCTCGGGTTTGCTGGACCGCACCATCGACATCGAGTCCGCCGAGCGGAAGGTCTGAGCCATGGCGAAGGGCATTCGAGAGCGCGAGTTCCAGAACCTGATGATCCAGTGGTCCCTCCCGATGGGCTGGCGTTTCACAGCGGGCAGGTCGCTGCCGCGTGAGACGACGCAGACGGTAGTCGCCGGCCAGCTGCGGGACGCCATCGTCCGACTCAACCCTGGGGTGATCGACAAGTTCGACGTGGACGCGGTGGTCGAGGAGATCATCGCAACGGTCAACGCTGTTGAAGGCGGGCTGGTGCGGGCCAACGAGCAGGTGCTACGCCTGCTGCGCGGGCATAAGGAGTTCCGGGACGCCGACGGCGCGTGGCACACCCTGAAGATCATCGACTTCGAGCACCCGACCGCCAACACGCTTGTCGTCTCGGACGAGGTGACCATCACCGTCCCCGGCAAGACCTCCCGCCGGTTCGACCTCGTGTACTGGGTCAACGGGCTGCCCCTGGTCGTGGTCGAGGTGAAGTCACCGACCGCGAAGTCCGGGTGGGCTAACGCCGCCCGCGAGATCAACGACGTGTACGCCGCCGAGTACCCGTGGTTCTTCACCCCCAACGTCTTCGCGGTCGCCTCCGACGGGCTGAAGCTGCGATTCGGTGCCGTTGGCGCGCCCCTGAACCTGTGGCAGCCGTTTCGGTCCACCGCCGACGACGAGAACCTGTCCGGGCAGGCTGACGTTCAGCGCTCCGTGGAGCTGCTGCTCAACCCGGCGACCGTCCTGGACATGCTGGCGAACTTCGCCCTCTTCGATACCGCCGGAGGCGGGGTGGACAAGAAGTACCTGCCCCGCTACCCCCAGATGGAAGCCGCCCACCTGATCCACGAGCGAGTGCTGGCCGGCGGCCAAAAGGGCCTGATCTGGCACCACCAAGGCAGCGGGAAGACACTGCTGATGGTGTTCGCCGCCTCGCTGCTGCTGGCCGACACCCGCACCGAGTCGCCCACGATCATCCTGCTCTCGGACCGGACCCAACTCGTCCGGCAGACCTCCGGGGTGTTCACCTCGGCGATGGGACGCGCCTACTTCCATCAGCCCGCCACCAGCCAGGAGTTGCGTTCCCTGCTGGCCGACGACGTGCGCGGCGTCATCTCCACGACCGTCCACAAGTTCGCCGACGCCGGCAAGAACCTGTCGACCCGGGACAACATCATCGTGCTGGTCGACGAGGCACACCGCACCCAGTCCGACAAAGAGAAGTCCCTGGCCGGGCAAATGCGCGCAGCATTGCCGCACGCGAAGTTCTTCGGCATGACCGGCACCCCCCTCAGGAACCTCGCCACCGACACCTTCGCCCTCTTCGGCGAGGAGACCGACCCGGGCAGGGTGCTGCACCGGTACTCGGTGTCCCGGTCTCTGCGGGACGAGGCGACCGTCCCAGTCATGCTGGACCCGCACCCGGTCTCCTTCGAAATGAACGACCAGGAGTTGCAGGCCGAGTTCGACCAGTTCGCCGACGACTTCGACCTCGACGACCCCGACCGTGAGGCCCTGTCCCGCAAGTTCGGACGCCTCACGTCGGTGTTCGCCAACCCCGACCGTATCCACACGGTTTGCCAGGACATCGTGGACCACTACCTGGCCGGCGCCTACCGCAACGGCCTCAAGGCCCAGGTCGTCGCCTACAACCGCGAGCTGGCCGTGGCGTACACGGACAAGATCAACGAGCTGCTGGCCGGCTTCGAGGCCTCACAGGTGCTCGCCGAGGTTGGGAAGCACGACCGCATCACCGCCGAGGTGAACATCTCCGTCTCGGACTCCAAGGACGAAGACCCCGCCATGCGGCCGTTCCGCCTCTCGGAGGCCGAAGAGGAGGAACAGAAGCGGCGGTTCCTCACCGCGGACGACCCGCTGTGCTTCCTGGTGGTGACCGCGAAGCTGATGACCGGGTTCGACGCCCCCAACGAGGGCGTCCTCTACCTGGACAAGCCGCTGAAGGCCCACACCTTGTTCCAAACGATCACCCGCCCAAACCGCACCTGGGTGTCCCCGACCGGATTCGTGAAGACCTCCGGTGTGGTCGTGGACTACATCGGCCTGGCCGAAGAGGTCCAGCGGGCCGTCGTCGACCCGACCTCTGAAGGGGCAGGCACGAAGGGCGGCGGGTTCGTCACCGACCTGACCGAGCTGGTCGCCGAGTTCCGCACCACCTTCGCCCGCATCGAAGACCTCCTCGCGGACGTCGACGGCCTGGACCTCACGGTCCACGGCTACGAGTCCGTGCGAGCCATCAACGTCTTCCTGGACGCCAACCCCGGCGCCGCCGAGGTGTTCAGCAAGGACTACCGGCTCCTGGCCCGTCTGTACCCGCTCATCAACAGCGACAAGCGGGTCGCCAAGTACCGGGACGGCTTCGGGCTGTTCGGGTCCGTGTACACGACCCTGTTCAAGAAGTCCTCCGACGAGGAGAGGAAGGAACGGCTGGGCGAGCTGGGGCCGATGGTCCTGGAGATCATCAACGCCCACGTCCACTCCTTCTCGGTGGTCGCCTCCCAGGAGGAAGCCCTCGTCCTGGACGCCCAGGGCATCGCCATCCTCAAAGAGCTGATGTCCCTCGTCCGCCCCAAGCCCGGCAAGGACGACGGCGAGGACAAGACGCCCCCGTCCGCGGCGGAGATCCTGGACCACATCAAGGCCGCCCTCGAAAAGGGCGTCGAACCAGGGTCCGCGAAGTACACCGCCCTCGCCGAGCGGATCAGGCTGCTGCGGGACCGAATCATCCAGAACGCCCAGGACGCGCTGGAGTTCCTGTCCGAAGCCCTTCGGATCGCCCGCGCCATCGTGAACGCCGAGAAGCACCCCGACGAAGCCGTCGTCGTGCTGGACGACGACCACGTAGGCGTCCTGTCACGGATCATCCACGACCACGCACCGTCCGGCCTCACTGTCACGGAGAGAAACCTGGCCGAGGAGATCGACCAGGTCGTCACCCGGACCCTCGCCCAGTCATGGGACAACGCAGACGCTCGCAACCGAGGCGTCCGCCGCGCCACCGCCGCCGTCTTCCGCCGGTACATGCTGAAGCCGGTGGGAGAGCCGTATGACTCCACCGTCGCCTACATCGAAGCCCACTACCTCGTTGACTGACGAATGCACGAAGTCTCGGCAACCTGTGTGTCGCCCACAAGCACCAAAGATGTCGACGTGCACGCCCAACTGCAGAGGCAGGTACGGCGGGTACTGCAAACCGCGCGCTGAGACCCGTGGCTGCGCATCCGCCGCATCCGCCGCACGGGTGAGCTGGCCTTCTACCTGTGCTGGTCACCCCGCCCGGTGCCCCCAAGCGCCAGGCGCTCGTGATGGGTCCTGCCTAACCGAGCCTGGGAAACCACGCCTCGGCTACTTGCGCGAGCGGCCGGTCCCGGAAACTGAACGCGACCCGCTGCTCCGCGGCAAGAACCCACGCCATCGGGTAGTCGGCAGGTGATTCCAATATCGACAAAAGCAGCGATTGAGGCAGAGGCCCCCGCTGCCCTTCCAAGCCAACTACAGCATCGTGGCCGTGAGCACGAAGGCCGTCAAGTAGCTCCGCTGACGGAAGCTTGAACATACGTGCGCTAAGCCCGCGCAGGCCGGGCCAACCGGCGACACCGAATCGACCCATTTCGGCGAGCTGCTGGTCAGTAAGGCCTTGGAGCTCGTCCAGTTTTCGATTGGTCTCGAGAGAGTGGTGCGCGACGAGCATGGCCGTGAGGGTGGAGAAGGAGCCAGCACGCCGTAGCACATCAGGGCGGATGCGCCTGCCGAGGCGCGCTACGCCTAGGCGGCTGGAACTTAGGCTAAGAGCACGTTGCATTTCTGCCGGCATCGCAGTCACTGCCGCATCGAGTCTTTCGAGGTTGCTCAGCACGACCGGCTCAGAGGCGACGGCAATCAGAGCGAGGCACCAGCTCGCCCGAGACAGCGCGTCAGCGTAGGTATCGAAATGGTGCTTCCACCAATCGGCGTTGGATCTGTTGAAGCGCGACTCTTGGAGGAGCTTGCCGTAGTCGGGGTCCGGCCCGAACGGTTCTGCACCTCGGGTGATGGTGCCACCTGTGGTCCAGAGGCTGTCGGGGCTCGCCGCGCCGATCACCGCGATCTCGGTAGCGAGCCAGCACGGGCCGTACAGCGTGGCGAGCTCCCGCGCGGTGTCGCTCCACATGGAGGTGGTTCCGGCTTGGCCTCGGCCGACCCGCATCGCGGACAGCACCCGGTCGAAGCTGGGTTCGTAGTCACGTAGGCGACGCTGTGCCACCTCGCGGGACTGGTCGGAGATGCCGACGACGAAGCGATGACCGACGCTCACTCGGTGTGCGCCATCTGGGTGCTTCCTGGCTCTGCTCAGGAAGCGCCACGGCGCGAGCACCTTGATCAGGTCGCCAGCCACTCCGGTGGCAGCCGTAAGGCTTGCTTCGGAGCAATGCCCGTCAAGGACGGCGCGGATGAGTTTCTGCTCCAGTGGCGAGCCAGTGGGGGCCTTCAAGCCGCAACTGATTGCAACTTCAGCGGCTTCTGTAGAGTTGAGTCGTAGCCGGGCCACCTCATCCGGCTTCAGGCGGGCGGCTCCCCGGAACGGTATACCGCAGCGGAGCCAGGCTAGTTCATTTTGGCTACCCGCAGCCGCGGCCATGTGCGGCAACCACCACTCATGGATATCCGCGCCGATCTGTGTAGCCAGACTAATACGGGTTGGGCCTAAGTTGTGGTTCGGGTCCGCCTTGGTCTTCTCCAAGAGCAGAGAGACCAGATGTCCGGCGCCGCGATCTTCAGCCAACGCCCTGACGGCACGGTTTGGATAGGTGAAGGCGCGTTTGTCGCGTAGGGCGTCGTCGATAAGGCGGACACTGAGGTCGTCAGCGAATAGCCTTGTGGCACGTTTTTGGGCGCGTGTTTGCCTGGCGAAAACGCCGTCTTGTAGCAGAGTCCAGGCGGCAAGCCGGACCTGCATCGGCCGTTGGCGTCCATCGAACTCCTCCTCCAGCACGTCAACCAGGCCGGAGAGTTCGTTCGGGTTAGCGAACCCTGCGAAGAAGCGGCACGTGTTCAGCCAGTAGGCGCGTCGGACAAGTTCTCCCAGGATCGTCGATTTGTCAAAGCCACGCAGGTCCGCTCCAGCGTATCCCCAGAGGTACGAGGCGGCGAAGTACTCGCGCATCGTCTGGATATCGAACTCGAAGGTGCCTTGTACCTTGCTGGTCAACGCCCACACGCGGTCAGTCACCGCCGTGAAGAGGTCGTCGACGAGTGTCGTGTCCTTCTCTACGTCATCCAGGTAGTTCAAAATGGCCTTACGGACCGCCCTCGTCGGCACTCGGCCAGCCGCTGGGTCCGTCTCGGCGGAGGCCTGCAAGTGCCAGCCGAGGTAGGCGGTGACCTCCTCCAGGTCGTCGCGGTGCTCATGTACGGACCGGCTCTTCTCGGACTCTCGGTCCAGGAACGTCTCCATATACGCACGGAAGAGCTGAGTGCGTCCATCAGGTACCGAGTCCCCGCGCTTTTGAATTAGATAGAGCAGGATTGTCAACTGCATGGGGTTATCGGCCAGTTGCGCGATGTGAGGTTCGATCGATCGGTGTCGGAAGGTTCCCTCCAGCGCTCTGCGGGCCATGCCGCGCAGTCCCCGCGCGTCAGCCCATTTGCGTAGGTAGGCGGCGCGCAGATCGGGACTGAGCGGGACGAGCGCGATGGTCTCGAACTTGTCGGCAGAAGGTTCCGCCAAGCCCGAGGCGTTGGGACGAGTGGTCACGATCAATTGCGGCGCGGTTGCGCCGGCACCCAGTCGTGCGGCGAACTCGTCGATCTCCCTCACAATACGTTTCCGGGCGTCCTGATGGGCCACCTCGTCCAACCCATCTAGGACGACCAACATCGGGAAACGGCTAATCACATCGATCACGGCGTCCACTCCGACATCAGCGCCGTTGCTGCGTGCCGCTATCAGGTGAGCGAGGAACTTCTCAAGCGTTGGCTGCGGCCTCGGGCGTCGTCGGCGCGGCGATCGCGCCTCGTCCTCTGCGAATGGATCCTCTCCAGAACACCACCGGGCGTAGTCACGCAGGTCAACTCGCAGCGGAAGCCTCGGTGCGCTCACGGCACGTTTGGGGCGCGGGCCAGCGAAGTACTCCCCTTCAGGCAGGAAGGCTGCACGGTGGAGTTGACACAAGTACTGAGCAAGGGTCGACTTGCCCTGGCCTGGCTCGCCGCGCACGAGGATCAACGGCTGGGTCGCGTTGAGGAGGTACTGGGCGGCCCCACCGAGCGCCTGCTCCTCCTCGGGCGTCAAGGTCCCGTCGACGAGATATTGGTGCACTGGAGGACGCGGCAGAGGGTCGTCATCATCGGGAATGTGGATGGTCGTAACTGCTGGTTTCGGCGCCGCGTTCCGGGGTTTAGCGATGCGGACGGCTTCGACGTCCACATATAGGTCGAGGAGGTTATAGGTGTCCATCTCGACCTGCCGAAACTTGACTTTTGCGTCCTCTTCCCATTGTGTTGCGATCAGACTGAGCAGCAACCGGCGGAGAGTCTGCTCATGTGCGGCGATCTTGTCGGCTTCAATGACGTACCGCACCGCGTCTTGGCCGGCCAGCATCTCCGAGAACGACCAGACCAGTTCCCGGGGCGCGCTTTCCACTCGGGCGTCGATGTCTGCGCGCCACCAGCACGTCATCGGGATGCCGAACTGTTTCGAGTACTCGGCGAGCTCCGCGTCGAGTTTGTCCATTCTGCCCGTGCCGGGCGCGCTCGTGCCCGCGATGCAGGTCATCAGCACGTACGCCGTCGCACCCTCGGCCACGAGACGCTCGATGTTCTTCGTCTCTTCCTTGATGGTGGCAGCCAGCCACGTCACCGGGTTCTTGACCGCGTCTTTGGACCACTTGACCTGGTAGATCACCCCAGGCTTCTGGCCTTCCTTGCGCACCGCGTCCCGGCCGCCGTCCTTCTGCCCAACGGGGAAGCACGAAACGTCGGGGAACTGCAACACCAGCAGGGCGTTGCACAGTTGCTGAAACAGCTTTTCCGACAACCGCTCGTACAGGTAACGCTCAGACCTTGCGCTTCCACCACTCGTCATGGTCGACGACAACTCCTGCTGAACTCAAGACAACGCTAGCCGATACAGCACGAACCGAACGTGAGGCTACGCCCTGGCCCCCCCATGTGGACACCATCCACTACGGCGCACCCCGCATCCAACGAGGCCAACGGCCGCAGCCCTTGGACGAACATCCATAGCACCCGCTGAGGCCGGTGTGACCGGCGTGGCTATGCACGGCGTCGCGGTGTCAGGAGTCGAGCCGGGTAATGAGCCGGCCGGGCGGGAAGGTGGGCGGCCAGCCAGGAACCGGGGCAGTGTCGGCACCAGCGCGGGCAATCAGCCAACCCCGCTCGGTCAGATGCATCAGCATCGGGTAGGCAACCATCGGCCGCGAATGATCAATCACTCTGATCTCTGTGCCCTGCCCCAGCACCACCACCTCATAGCCTGGACTGACCGGGCGGGGCCGGCTCAGAAAGCCGAGCCGGTCCGCATCCCATCCGGCCAGATCCCGCCGCAGCTCGGCAAGCACCGCGTCGTGCACGCGCGGCCATAGCGGATGCTGCACACACTGCGGGCTCGACAGATCGTGCGCCAGGCCGTCGCGGTCGAACCGGGCAACGTCGGCGTCCTCCCGGTTGGCGTAGATCCACTGCTGCACCAATGCCAAGCGAAACGGGTCGTCCAGCAACGCCCACGCGCTAAGCAGGTCACCGGTCAGCACGCACTCGACCCACACCATGCCATAGCCGGCTGGGCCTTCCTCGTGCGCCTCCAGCTCCGCGCGAGTCTGGTCAACCCCGGGAACCGGGTACTCGTCATCGGTTGCCATCAGGGCACCCTATGGGCAGTCACTCGCGAAGTCAGCCCCGCCGCCCGATGCCGCGGGATCACCTCCGCCTCCTTTGTCGTCTCGCCGTCGTGCGGTCCACTGAGCGCGGCGTGTAGGTCCTCGACCACAAACGCCTGCCTCTCCGCCAGGCTCCGCACTCCGCCTGTCCCGGTCCTGGTGGTTGCCCGGCGACTCCACTCCACCGGCCGCCTCACGCCTCCTCTTCAACATCGATCCGGGCGTCAGCCGAGTTGATCCGCGCAACCCGCCAGGAAGCGGTTGACCACGGCACGGGGCGGCATGTCCTCCATGGACAGCAGACATGGGATCCTAGCGATCTGGCGGTGCATCACATCGTCAGCTTGGTCGCGAAAGGCTACGAGACGCTTGACGTACTTGCCATCGGTTCGGCCCCATGGATGGTTGTTGGCGACCTGCGCGAACGACGACTGACCAAACAGCGGTGGCACGTGATCCAGCAGGGCACGTAGCAAGGCATGCGCTGCGTATGCATTGCCGCCACGGTAGTTGTCATCGAGCTCACGCAGAAGAACGAGGAGCTTTGTGCAGTCCCATCGGCCTCCGTGTGCCTGCTTGATGAGGTCGAAGATGCGCTCATCGATGTAGCTGCCTGCTTCCTCCTGGGAGGCCGTCGACGGCTCAGAACGGGATTCAACACCGATGGGCGCATGAGGCCCGAGCCAGCCCGCTGTCGCCTCGAGGAAGTCCTCGACGCTCCTCACACGCAAGAAGTGCCTGACATCCCGCCCGACCTTCACGCGCCAGTCGTCTATATCGGGATTGCGCGAATTTCCCTCACCGCCCCAGCGCTCCCAATAGAGCAGTTCGAAGAGCCGACGGAGCCGGCCAGCCTCACGCAAGGGCACGCGGAGGCCCTTGGCGAGCATGGCGCGGGTGACTATCACTGTCGTCTCACCCGGCTCCGGGTCATGCTTGTCTTCGTATCGCGCTAGCCAGCGCAGGGCGCGGAGGAAGAGTTCGACGTCGTCCTGGCCTCCGTCGCAGCGCTCGATGCCGGCTAGCGTAAGCCGCATCATGTCGTGGCCTCTGGGTGCGACGCCGCGCGGTCCGTGCGTCACCAGAAACACTTCGGGAATGCTGACGGCCACCTGGGCGACGTCAATCTTCGCCGTTCGCCAGAGCTGGCGGTCTACGCGATCGAACTCCGGCCACACAGCATGGCTGCGGAAGTGGTCGTACAGGGCCTGGATGACCGCCCGCTGCGGATCCTTGGCCGGCGTAGGCACGGAAGCCACTCCTTGCTTCCTTCCTATGATTGATCCGAACGCCTGCTGAAGCAGCGGGCGCGACAGTGCTCCATTTGCCGGCTGGCTGCCCGCGGCGGTAACTGATCGCTCAGGGCACATCGACGGGACCCCAACGACCAGCTACGCCTACGCCCACCCCGCACGACCACATCCGATGCCCTGAGCCGATCGGTACTGGTTCAGCGGCCTCCCCGGCCGGTAGCGCCGCTCTCCGCGCGCAGTTGTCGAAGGGACTTCCCCGTCGGGTCATGAATCCAGTACGCCCACCCGTCGATCGACGTGCCTACCAGCTTGCCCAGCGCCGGCGAGGGCTCCTTGTATCGGCCGAGTTCGGTCCTGATCCAGCCGTCGGCCTCGACGGTCGCGGCGAAGCGCCGCCCCTTCCGCACCTGGACATGGCTCAGAGCGTCGCCCGGCTTCACAAACCCTTTCTCGATGAGGGCGGTGAGAGCTCCTGGGATGGACGGCGCGGCCGGGCTGGGAACCGCCGGGCTTCCCGCGGTGGAGTGGCCCTTCTCTAGGAGCATTCGCCTGAGGACATCGTTCGGCTGCTCGAAGCCCTTGACGTTCCGCTCCAGCTCGGCGTACACGTCGTCGTCGATCTCGATCCGCCGCATACCTCCCCCTAATCTGTGTAATCTCTGCACTCAGAGATTCTGCCAGACCGACAGATCGAAGAGCAAGAACATATCCGCCTAGCCCTGCCTCAACACCCACCCCCGGTGGTGCGCAACGATCCGCCAAGGCAAGCCCGCCGACCTCCCACTTAGGGCACCGCCACCCTCCGCTGGCCCCGCGCCTGGCCCCTACCTGTCTTTACCTATGCCTGACATAGGTATAGCCTGGCTCCGTCCAATGAGCAAGTTGGAGGTAGAGATGCAAGAGATCAAGGTGCTCGTGCCAGAGGAGCGCATCCCCGAGTTCTACGAGATGTTCGGTCGCTGGCTCGCCGGGCCGCCCCGTGAAGTATCGGACGGCCCCTCGGACGCGGTTGCCTGGCAGGACACGGACAGCGACCTGGAACTCGCCAAGGTTGTCTGGGCCAAGTTCAGCCAACGCGCCAAGGACCTGTTCGGCGTTCTCATCGACTCGCCTGAGAAAACGTTCTCGGGCGAGCAGCTCGCGAGCGACCTGGACATCCCGAATGGCAAGTACGGGGTCGCGGGTGTCTTGGCCTGGCCGGGCCGCTACTGCGCCGAGGTCGGCCGTTCACTGCCGTTCCGCTTCGAAGACGGCCCGGTAGGCGGAAGCGGCAACTACTCGATGACTCCGGAGCTCGCGTCACTGTTCGGGAAAGCACGCGGAAGCCTGCGCCCGTAGCAGCTCAGGTGCGCCTTGAGCCCCTGATGAGGGCTCGCCCGAACACGACCCGGTTGACAGCGACGGCGCCTCGACGTTGAGCCAATGCGGGCTGCGCCGGCATCCGGGGAACCGCAGCTGCTCCCCCGCACATGGCCGAGGCGGAGGCTCGGCCATGGCGATTGATGTCGCTGTCCATGCCCACCAACCGCCAGCGGCATGATGGCCGGATGGCGGCAGTAGAGGCGTGGTTTCTCGGTGGACCGGTCGACGGGCGACTGATGCCCGTGGAGGTCGCCGCCGACGGAAGCCCACCGGCGGTGGTCAAGCTGCCTCAGACTGGCTTATACGTCGGGGCAGGCGACGTTGCCGCGCCTGCGGTGGAGCACGTCTACCTCCATGCCGGCAGGCTCGATGGCACCGAGGTCTACCAATACCAGTAGCTCGGGTGGCCCATTCCTGACGATTACTCAGGGCAGCGAAGCGATGACGGTCGTTGGTAATGTCGCCGCATGTGCGCGCGGATCGACAGTCGCATCGGGCGGTCTCGGGCCCCGGTGGCAGGTGCCGGACAGGCCAGGGAGGTCCTCGGTCAATGATCCCTGGACCGCGGCCTTCAGATTCCGACGAAGCGCCTGCCGACCCGCAGGCGGACGTCCACTCGCCCGACCGGTCAGTCCGGATCATCGCCTCCTCGCATGGTGACGTGGAGGTGCATGTTCAGGGCTTGCATCGCCACAGCGACGATTCGCTGGCCCGACAGGTGCGGGCAGCGGCCAGGCTGGCACTGGCGTCCTTACAACAGGCGAGGCGGGAAGTCGAGTTTCCTCGCGACGAACGGCGCCCCGAGGGGTGAATATCCGGATGAGCAAGAGGCCGCTGGCCATCCTGGCTGGAGTTGTCTTTGTGAGCGTCGGCTCTTTGGGACTGTGGCGGTGGGGGCCCCTAGCTGGTGACCAGGTCGTTCCCTCCTGCAATGACTTGGCCGAAGCTCTGCCGAGCGCCGTGGAGGGCTCCTGGACCCTCACCCGTACCGAGCCGACGCGTGAGGTGACCAGGTCTCTGGTCCGGTGCGAGTTTGGATTTCGGTCCGCGGACCAGGCTTACTGGGGCACGGTCGTCCTGGATCTCAGCGCAGGTGACGACGAAGCCGCTCTGCGCAAGAAGGCGACGGATGGCCCCTGCTACGGCGAGGTAGTTCCGAATCCGAGCGGCGCTAGGTACAAGGTGACTCGCGCCTGTTCGCAGAAGATCAACGACAAGGCTTTCGCCGGCGTGTTCGTGGCCTCCGACGAGCGCTACGCGCACACCCTCGCAGAGTTCAGCAGCTCCAGCCGGCCCCCGGAGCAGGTCGTCGCGTACGCGAACAGCAGCGCGCAGCGCATCATCGACCGCGCGATGGCGCTCAAGGCCAGCGACTAGGAGCACGCGTGGGCAAGCTTGAGCGCTACTTCGAGGACGTCGGCCGGATCACGGCCAAAGGTGTCTCCGTCAATCGGTGGGTGCGGGTGATCCGGCACCACGATGGGGAGATCAATGTCGTCATCATCCGCGGCATGGTGCGTCAATGCAGCCCGGACGAGGTGGCTTCCGAGATTCGCACGGCGCTCCTTGCCGCGGTCGCCGATCACCGGCGGCAGTACCGCCAGCTTCGCATCGACTACTTCGGCTCACCCGTCGGGGCTGAGCCGTTCACGCCCGTCGAGTTGCAGCACGGGGAGTGGCAAGAGTCATGACCACGGACACGTCCGCCCTTCGGGTCGAGTCGCGGGCCCTGGTGGCCTTCGGCGTGGAGCGCTACGAAGACGCCGTGACCTACAGCGCCGTCGGGCGCTACCTCGGCGATGTCGGATCTATCCCCGCTGCGGCGTGGGGCACGCTCGAAGGCATCTCGGAGAAGCTGAACCGGGACTGGGCAACCGCACTGGGCAGCAGGATCTCCGAGGCGAACACTGCCCGTAACGAGATGGAGCGCATGGCCGACGGGCTCATGCAGATCGCGGCGGACTACGAGGGCACCGAGCTGGACGTCGCCACCAACTTCGACGTGATGAATCGGGACCTGCTGCCCTATCTGCCACTCGGAGACGGCTACGGCGGCAGCGTACGGGTCCGCCCCGGCGGAGCCGGCGTCCTCGCCCAACCGCACGACAGGAGGCTTCCGGACGACCAGCCTGTGGTGGTGATCCCCGATGGCAATGACCGCTTGGGCGCCACCCGCAACGAGAAGCTGCCACGAACCCGCGAGGTCGAGGAACCGATCACCATCGGCAGCACCGACGGCAACAACCTCGGCTTCAGCGGCGGCCGCACCACCTACTACGAGAACGGCGAAGGCGACCAACTCGACACGTTCATCCACGAGTACCGGGACACGCTGCTCCAGCTCGAAGCGATCCTGATCGAGCTGGGCACGGGCGAGCGCCTTCCCCTGACCAACCTTATGGTCCACGCCTGGCGGTCCTCACCCAAGATCATCCGTAACCGCGCCGACCTGGTTCACTCGGCCGCCAACACCTACGCGGAGCTCCGCGCCGAGATGGACGGCGAACTGAAGAACCTCAAGCTCTACTGGGAAGGCAGCGCCTCGCAAGCCTTCAGCCAGTACGCCGACCGCGCGGCGGCCTATCTCACACAGCTCGAAGCCCAGACACGCTGGCTGGCCGAGGAGGGCAAGAAGGCCGCCAGCATGCTTGAGGGCCTGCGCAACGCCTACGCCGGCCTCGGCTACCAGCACATCGGCACGCTCATCGGCGCCCTCAAGAGCTACATCGAAGCCGTCAACGGCCTGTTCTCCTCGTGCAGCAATCCGGAGAAGGCCCTGCTCGACACGGTGCACACCTTCATCTCCTACCTGCTCGACGCAGAACGGCTGCACGTCGAAGCCATGTCGGACCTGATCAAGATCGACGAGCAGGAACGGAAGGAGCGCCCCGACCTCGGCACTCGCGGCCACGACACAACTCCTTTTCCTCAGGCCGAGGTAGGGGCTGACGCGTGGGCCGACCGCAGCAACTGGGCCCCTCGATCAGACCGACCTGCTGCCTGATCCGAACCGCAGGCCTACGCCGGCTCCTGCCGGCTGTCGAGCAATGGGGCGACGATCAAGCTCAGGCGCTGCGCGCGTGGCCGGAGAAGGGATCTTCACCCTCGTTGAGGATCAGGGGCACGTCGTACACCGACAGGTCCGGCCTTGGGCGCGCGTACCGGACGCGGTGACGCCACCGGTGGTGCTCGTAGGCCGTGTCCACCTCGATGTCAGCCACCACGGTGGGCTCGACCTGGGTGTAGCGCAGCGGCTCGGGCCGCTCGAACTGGCCGGACCAGGAAGCCGGGAGCGGATCGGGCCAGGGATGGATGACAACAGGGCGGTCGGTCGGGCGTGGCGGCGCGAGCAGCGAAGCCAGCTCCAGACGCTGCGGCGTGGCCAGCGGGTGTGTGCGGCCGGTGTATCGCAGTCGACCCCGCCGGTCGAAGCGGCCGAGGAGAGCAGTCTCGGGGTTGCGGATGCTGCCGGTGACGCCGCCGATGATCGCCTCCGTGGTGGCACGTGCCCGGAACTTCGCCCATCCTCGGCGGCCAGGCTCATACCGGCTGTCGACGCGTTTGATCACAACCCCTTCGACGCCCGCCGCGGTCCAGGTGGTCAGCCATCCGCTCACCTCGGACAGGTCGGCGCTCTGCGGGGTGACCGCCAACTGCGGCGGGGCGCCGGCGAGCAGCCGCACCAGCCGCGCCCGACGCTCGACCAGCGGCGCGTCGAGCACCGGCTCCCCGCCAGCGTCGACGAGAAGGTCGAAGGTGACGTAGTAGGCCGGGTGCTCACGGGCCTCGCGCAGCAACTGTCGGCCCGCGGTGACCCGCCGCTGCAGCAGGGCGAAGTTCGTCCGCCCGCGCTCCCAGACGACCAGTTCCCCATCGAGCACCACACCGGGCGGAACGAAGGCCCGCACCGCCCGCGTGATATCCGGGAAGTACGGCGTCAGATTCCTGCCGGCGCGCGACTGCAAGTAGACGTCGGAGGCTCCCCGGAAGGCGAGCGCCCGCCACCCATCCCACTTCGGCTCATAGACCAGGTTCGGACCCTCGGGCACCGCGTCGACCGGCGCGGCCAGCATCGGGGCGACAGGCCGGCGTAGTACCGGCCCACCCAGCGACGTCTCCCACCGCCAGTCCGAGCTCACCCCCTCCAGCCCGACCCTTCGAGATTGCGAGCGGCGCTCATGCTTCGTTCCTCCCCCGCCATCGTCGAACAGCCGAAGCGGGGACCGGGCGCAAATCAGCCACAACGAATGCGTGAGGCCTGCACGTTACGAGATCAAGTATCGACCTCGGCCTACCTGCCCCGACCCCGCTCCGCCTACGGAAACCTCAGTTGGGATCCCAGGTCAGCGTTCTCTTGAGAGCTGGACTAGGACCGACGGGGCCACATCTGCTGAGACGATCCGTCCCGCCACGCCAACCACTGACGCTCGACATCGTCCGAACGGCCGATGATGATGATCACGAATCTTTTAGAGAATTCTTAGAGATCTCGCAGAGTTTGCGCAACGAAGGGGAGGCCGCGATGCCGAGCGAGGAGCAAAACCCAACCGCGAAGTGCATGGAGATTCGCCTGTTCATCGACCTCACCGGCGGTGGCAACGTGACCGCTGGCAGGCTAAAGGCGATCGCTACCGAGGTTAAGCGAGCCGCCAGGTCGGCCGTTCGCGACCAAGACCTGGACGGAGCCGTCTCAGGGGACTGGGCCTGGTGGTACGGCCCTTGGTACGAAGGAAAGCTTTAGAGTTTTGACCAGCCTGCCTGTGGTCCCAGAGGAAGCCCTCCTTCGCCCCGCCCGGCTCTACTCAGCCGAGGAGGTTCGGGGGCGGGGCTGCCCCATACCTGCGTCGGCTGGCGTTTACGCCTGGTACTTCACGTCGCCGCCGCCGGGTGTCCCGACCGAAGGCTGCCACAGGTGGGATGGGGCTGCCTTGCTCTACGTTGGAATATCGCCGAAGGCGCCGCCGATGAACGGACGTGCTGCCAGCCGACAGACGATTCGCAGCAGGGTCCGGTATCACTATCGCGGCAACGCCGAGGGCTCGACTCTGCGGCTCACCCTCGGCTCTCTTCTCGCGGACGAGCTTGGCATCGGTTTACGGCGCGTGGGCAGCGGCAAGCGGATGACCTTTGGTCGAGTTGGGGAGCCTCGGCTCACCGAGTGGATGTCTCGGCACGCACACGTCGTGTGGTCCGCGACGGATCAGCCGTGGAAGCTTGAGGAGGGGCTGATCCGATCCTGGGTGCTTCCACTCAACCTCGACCAGAACCGCCATGGCTCGTTCCACGGCCAACTCTCCGCGCTCCGTGCTGCGCAACGGGCACAGGCTCGGTTACTTCCAGTGGAGCGATGACTGGCGCTTCGCGTGGACCAGCCGAAACTCAGGCGCCTCTCAACGTAGCTGCTCGCTCGGCCGTCGAGGCTGGGAGAGCTCCCAGCCTCGACGGGCGTCCCTACCGGTCGGGCCTAGGAATGTTTATGGCGGTCCGGTGTGAGGCACGAGGCACGCTCGGTGTTCGGCCGGCCGTGGCAGTGGCGGCATAGGAGAAGCCGAGTACCATGCCTATAGATACCTTTCGATACATGGCAGACGTGAGGGCAGACACCTGTCTGGCGGAGATCGCAAAAAGCGCCGCAAACCGGGCCGTAATCCATACGACGTCGATCCACTCCGAGTGATGGTGGTGCGGCGGAGAGAAGCACGTATTGAAGTTGCGCGAGATTTGTCATCCTGGGAGCTAGTCGTGTCACACGCCAGCGGCCCTCCCAAGAGAATTCGGTGTCAGCCACGAGATATTGCCGAGACGAAGCGCGCGCAGGAGCGCAAAGCGATTCTCTATCTTTGTACAACGTACGACCGCGATGACGATTACCGCAGCCCGCTCCAGGATTGTTCGTTCTACCTTTTTCGCAACGACGTCTGGTCGGCGTCGCCCTTCGATGAAAAGTGGACGAGTGAGCAGAGTGAGGGCAAGGATCCACTGCTCGTCGACTACATCAGAGATAAAGCGAAAGCGTTGCCGGCTAGGCTTAACTGGAGGGATCGTGACCCGTTCCTCGTCAAGGAAGCCGAGGAAGATTACGGGCCGGCCCGTCACAGGGCTCACTTGATCACACTCGACAGCAATGTGGGTGCACGGGTAACGCCTGCCGCGTGGCAACAAGCGGAATACCTCTGCGCGTCTGCGCTGCGCCAATTCGGGTTTGACGACGCCCGCATCACCGAGAGCGGACCGGATGGCGGGGTGGACATTTTGGGCTCGACAATAGCAGCACAGGTGAAATACACTAATAGACCGGTTGGCCGCCCGCTCGTCCAGCAGCTCATTGGAGCGGCCGGGGGCAGCGTAACGGCTTTTTTCTCCCTTGCGGGATTTAGCGCTCAGGCGACTGAGTGCGCGGGCGAAGCCGCTATGGCATTGTTCGTCGTCCGTTTACCCTGCACAATAATTCCGTGGAACGATGTGTCAATCCCCCGAAATCGTGGAGGACTCCGTTAAGCGGCTTCGGCCCTCCTGGCCTCGGCCATGAAATGCTCGTAGTCGATGGGTGACATGCCGTCGCAGGCGCTGTGCCTGCGACGGAGGTTGTAGAAGTCCACAATCCAGGTCGAGATCTTTAACCGTGCTTCGGCGCGGGTGCGGAACTGCTGCCGGTGGATGTACTCGACCTTGATGGTGGAGTTGAACGCCTCCGCCGCGGCGTTGTCCAACGCGCTACCGACGCGGCCCATCGACTGCAGCACCCCCAGCCGGGAGCAGGCGGTCTCGTACGCCTCGCAGGTGTACTCGCTGCCCCGATCCGAGTGGAAGATCACCCCGTCGACGTCGCCACCACGAGTGGCAGTCGCCATGCGCAGCGACGCCACCACCAGGTCGGCGTCGTGGTGGGCGGACATGGCGTAGCCGAGCAGCCGGCGGGAGAACAGGTCGATCACCGTGGCGAGGTACAGCTTGCCCTCCCCGGTCACGATCTCGGTCATGTCCCCGCACCACAACACGTTCGGCGCCGGTGCGGTGAACTGCCGGCGCACGAGGTCCGGCGCCGCCGGCCGCTTACCCTGCCTGGTCAGGCCGCGCCGCCGCTTCGGTGCGCGTCCGGCCAGGCCGAGCTCGGCCATCAACCGGGCCACCGTGTTCTCCCCGACCCGCCAGCCGGCCGCCCGCAGCTCCTGGGTCACCCGAGGTGAGCCGTAGGTGCCGCCCGAGGCGTCGAAGACCTCGCGGATCTTCTCGGCGAGCTCGGCCCGCCGACGCTGACCAGGCGTGGGCTGCCGATCCTTCCACTTGTAGAACCACGACTCGGACAGGCCCAACGCGCGGCAGGTCACCGTGTGCGGCACACCGTGCTCGGTCCTCTGGGAAGCCACGAACGCTGCCACGCTCACTTCGTCGCCTCCTTGACCCACAGGACCACGGATCGCTTGAGCACGTCACGCTCCATCGCCAGCTCGGCGTTCTCCTTCCGCAGCCGCATCAACTCGGCACGCTCGTCCTCGGACAGCCCACCGCCGGCCGCGGCCTCGCCGCGAGCACGCTTGTCCTGGTTGACCCAGTTACCCAGAGTGCCCTCGTTGATCCCCAGGTCCCGGGCGATCTGCGCGATGGGCTTGCCGGTCTCCCGCACGATGCGCACCGCGCCCTCGCGGAACTCCCGGTCGAACCGTCGTCTCGTTTCAGCCATGACCCTCTATCCCTTAAGGCCTGGCCTCCACGCTATCGGGGGAACCTCAATGCGGCGAGGAGCATGTCGGAGGACATGCTTCGTTAGTGGACGAATAAGTACCAGCGACGGGCATCGGCTCGTTCCCGAGCCCGTCTCAGCCTCCAGCCCGACCCACAGATGGTCTCAGCCCTGCAGGGCGGCTCGCAGACCGCGGTCCCCGCGCAGGCCAAAGAGCCACGTCCGAGGCACACACAGCGAGGACAGATCTCGCGCTCCATTCGAACAGTAGTACGAGTAGCCTGCCCCCGTGGAGTGGCGAACGCGCTGGCAAATCACGATCCGCTGGGACCGGGCCGACAACTCGCCCGCCGGCGTGACCGTCGTCGAGCACGTCGTGGACTCCCCCGCCGAGCTGCGGCAGCTGGTCGCGCGGGCCCGCGCCGACCGGCACGTGGTCGCCTTTCCCTACTGCCGGGTGCGCGAGCTGGTCGGCGACGAGCCGCAGCACTGCCGCAACGGGCACTCCTACGTCGGCGGGTCGGCGACCCGACCGGTGCGCGACTGGCTGCCCTGCTCGTGCGGCGGGCACCTGGCGCTGCGCTGCGCCAGGTGCCCGGATGTCCGAGTCGACCCAGACGTCAGCGCCGACTGCAACCCGTCTACAGCGTCTGGCGGTCAGCGGCCAACCGCTTGAGCATCCCCGCCGTCGCCGTGATCAGCATTGCGCCGTCCTCCTGCGAGTAGGTGAACTCCTTCGTCACCTCATCGTTGTGCGCAGCGCCGCTCATCGTTGAGTACAGGTCCTCGACCATGATCGCCCAGCGCTCCGGGAGGGCCCGAGTCCGCGGTGACTTCTTCGTCGCGGCCTCGTACAGCTTCTGCGTGCCGTACTCCTTGCGCGCCTGCTCCAGAGCCTTACGCGCCTGACCGATCGACGCGTCGACGTTGCCCTCCCGCAACAACTCGCGCGCCTCGCGCAGCAGCGCCACCGCGCCGGCGTAGTCCGCGCCGCCAGCCAGCGGCACCAGCAGCTCGACGAAGGTCCCCGCCTCGACCGCGGCCATCTGCGCCGCCCACTCGCCGGCATTGATGTCAAACCTCAGGTCACCGGTCCGCTGCTTCTGCAACGGGCGCTCGAACACCACCTTGGTTCCCGCCGGCGGCAGCGCGGTCAGCCGGGGTTCTTCGTTCGACCGATACACCACCTCACCCGACAGACGCGCCTTCTGCTCGGCGCGCCCCCGCGCGGTCAGCATCAGCTCCGCCGAGTCCGAGTCCGCCGCCTCAGAGTCCGCCTTCCATTCCACCGACGAGACCGACAGCTTCAGGTTCACCCACAGGTCCCCGCCTGCGCGCAGCTGCTCGACGACGCGCAACTGCTCGTCGGTGACGAAGCCCGACAGCTGCACATCGCCTGCCCGGACGAGCGGCGTGACGAGGTTCGCGGCGTCCAGGGTGCACAGCATCCGCTGCCGGCGCATGTTGTCCTCGACGTACATCCGAGCGCTCACCCGGTACGCGATGCCCGGCGCCAGGTCATGCGTCTTGCTGATCCTGAGCGTCACCTCGATCTGTGCGCCTCCGGCGCCCGGATACAGGTGAAAGGCGCGGCGGGCTGGCTCCATCTGAAGGGAGTCCCCGTTGCCGAGGTCGATGACTGCGTTCATGGCTCACCGTCTCTTTGGACGCCGTTGCAATGCGACCCGCAAGCCTAAGCCGCGCGGGCGACAGAACGCGAAGGGCGGGCCACGGCCTCGCTGTGACCCGCCCCGGTTGGTCCGCTCGGCGGACTAGCCCCACTCGCTAGTCCGGCTGGCGGACTAGCTCGGCAGCCGCGGCCTCCCTCCGCCGCCGCCGAGGTGCCCGAGCGCCGCCGGGCCGCTGCGCCGGTGCGTCTCCGCGATCGAGCACGTCATGCACAGCAGCAGGGTCACGCCCGACGCCCGGGACGCCGCCGCCTGCTGGTTCGGGCCGACCCACATGTCCGTGCCGCAGTCCGCGCACTGCGCCAGGCTGTGGTCGACGCTCGGCACGTACTCGGGCACGCCCATGCCGGCCAGCAGCTCGTTGATGTTCGTCGGCGGGCACGCCAGGATGACCTGCGTCTCTCGCTCCATCGTGAACGCTCCTCACTTTTCGCCGGTCGTGCCGGCGACCAGCCGGCCGTCCGCGTCGATCTGTACGCCGGGGCCAGCGATGTCGCCGCCGGCACGGCGTACCGCCGCGACCCGCTCGAACACCTGCTTGCCGAGGCCCAGCCGGTCCAGCGCCGGCACCACCACCACGTCGGCCTTGCCGTCGTCGACGTCGGCGACGGCCGCCCGCCAGCCGCGGGTGCCGACGTGCTCGCCGACCACCTCGTAGCCCTGCTCCGCGCAATACCGCTGCGCCCGCTTCGTCAGCTCCTCCAATGTGGCCCGGCCGCCGCGCACCGCCCGGGAGAACAGCACCGCCCGGCGCCGCGCCCAACGCCGCGCCGCCGGATCCCACCGCGCGTGCTCGTACAGCCGCGACAGGTCCGGCCCGGAGCCCTCCACGTCGGGGGCGCAGCGCACGAACTTCCGCGCCTCGGTGTCCCAGCGCACGTGCCAGCCGAACTCGCGGGCCTCCGCGTGCGCCGGCCACCGGCCGGCCCAGTCCGCGCGGCCGCAGTCGTGGCCTGCGGTGTCGGGCTGCGCCCGGCACCATATGCGCTTCCGGCCGGTGGCCAGGCATTCGGCCACGTCGCAGTCGTCGCGGTGCGCTTCGCCCATCACCGCCTGGCAGGCCGGGCAGGTCCCGCGCAGCAGCTCCTCGTCCACGGGCGTCTCCGCGCTGCCGGTCGGGCCGGCGCCGGAGGCGCGCACCAGCTCGGTACGCGCCTCCGGCCGACCCGCAGGGGTCACGCTCACTGCTCGCCGCCGGCCTCGGGCTCGGCCGCGTCCAGGTCGGCGTCCGGGCACGGGTCCGTCTCAGCCTGCGGCTCGCCGTCGCCGTCGGCGTCGTCGTCCGGCTCGGCCGCCGGCTCGACGTCGCCCTCGGGCAGCTGCACGTCCTCGATCGGCCGCACACCCTCGGCGTCCTCCACGTAGCCTTCGGCGTCGTCGTACTCCAGCTCGGCCGCCGCCTCGGCCTCTTCCTGCTCCAGCGCCCGCTGCCGCTCTTCCTCCTCCTCGACCAGCTCGGCGTGCCAGGTCTTCTCGGTCTCCGACAGCTCGTAGCCCTCGGCCACCAGGCGGTTCAACCACGGCAGCACCAGGTGGTTCCGGTTGGAGTACCGCCCGGCCGCCACGGTCGACGTGTTGGCCTCGTGCGCGGCGACGAACCGGGCGACCAGCAGCCGGTTCAGCCGGTCGATCCCGGCGGTCTGCCCGTCGCGCGGGTCACCGCCGGCCAGGGCCGCGACCAGCTCTTCCTCGGCCCGGTCGTAGAAGCCCGGCATCACCACGGCGGCGCGCATCGCGTCGACCAGCAGCGTCTTCGCCGCCTTCGCGCTGCCCCACCGCTCGACGAGGAACCGGCGGCGCACCTCACCGGCGTCCAGCAGCTTCTGCCGCCGCTCCTCGGCCTCCCGCTTCGCCAGCTCCTCGGCGACCTTCTGCGCGGGGCTCTTGTACTGCGTCCACTTCGTGCGCTTGTACCCGTGGGCGTCGGGGTCCTCGCACACGATGACGGCCCGCATGTTCCCGTACGAGCCCTCGATGATCGCGCCGAACCCCTCCAGCGTCTTGACCTGCTCGACGTCGATCGGTTGGTCGTCGGCGTCGGTCAGGTCCTCGACCTTGGTCATCGCGCAGTTCCACGGCCAGTCCTTCGGCTTCTTCAACACCCGGACGCCGGCCGCCGTCAGCTCCTCGGTCAGCGTCTCGGTCGCGCTCTTGTCGTCGCGCTTGCGCTTCTCCTCCTGCACGCGGTGCCGGACGCCCCAGCCGCTCTCGACGCCCTTGAGGATGCGCTCCATCGCCTTCGGGTCGTCCTCGAACTGCTCCAGCTCGGCGACGTCCTCCAGGGTCAGCTTGCCGGCGTCGGCCGCGCCGGTGGCGACCTCGCCGAGCTTCGTCAGCTTCAACGCCGCGTTGACGTGCTTCTGCGTGCGGCCGGTCCGCCGCGCGATCTCGGCGACGTCCAGGCCGAACAGCTCCAGCTGCGCGTATCCGGCGGCCCGCTCGCTCTCGGTCAGGTCGGCGCGCTGGTCGTTCTCGATCAGCATGGCGACGACCTGCGCGGGGGCCATCCCCTCCATGTCGGGCCGCACCAGGCACGGCACCGTCTGCGGCGTGCCGTCGGGCCACTCGCCGGCCTCGATCGCCTCGACGGCCGCCGCCGCCCGGCGGTGCCCTGCGACGATCCGCATGCCGCCGTCCTCGGGGACGACGGTCAGCGCCTGCAGAACGCCGCTCGCGGCGATCGAGGCGCGCAGCTCGGTCAGGTCGCCGAGCTGGGTGCGGAGGTTGGTCGGGTGCGCGACCAGCTCCCGCGGGTCGATCTGCGCGAGGTAGGGGGCCTTCTTGCCCCGGGGCCGCGCCTTCACTGCTGCTGTCACTTCCGCTCTCTCCTCTTCCACGTGAACAGGCGGGTACGACAAGGGTCGTACATATTCATTGTATCATTCAAGATCATCTTGCGTCCAATCAGGAACCTGCTGACCTGCCGATTTGCTCCTCGACGGCGGGGCGGTCCACGATCGAGCGCATGCCAACGCTGCGAAACCGCAGGCTCGAACAGCTCCTCGGCGGACCGATCGACGAGACCCTGACCTATGCGCAGGTCAAGGGGCTCATCCCGGACACCACGGAAGGCCCCGACCTGGACTTCAAGCGCGACACCTACACCAGCAGCGACCGGGACAGGAAGGCCCTCTGCGGCGACGTAGGCGCGCTGGCCAACGCCAACGGCGGAATCCTGATCCTCGGCATGGACGAGGACAACCAGGGCCGCGCCGCCAACGACACTGGCGTCACCATCAGCGACGACGAGCGGCGCCGGCTCCGACAGACCGTCGTCGCCAACGTCCACCCGACGCCGACCTTCGACATCATCCCGGTCGAGGATCCCGACCGGCCCGGCACCGGCTTCCTGATCATTTGGATCGCTCAGTCGGCGACAGCACCGCACGCCTACGTCAACCAGAACAAGTCGCTGCTCTACCCCAAGCGGATCGGCACCGAGACCATCTGGCTGTCCGAGGCAGAGGTGGCCGAGGCGTACCGGGCACGGTTCGCCGGATTCACGGACCGTATCGAGGAGACCGCCCGCATCGAAGCCGACTTCCTCCAACGCCTTTCGACGGACGAGATGTTCCTGGTCGTCACCCTGGTCCCGGACCTGCCAGGCAGCTTCACCATCGACACCGCTGCCCTGAACGCTTTCCAGCTGAGCAATGCCAACCAGCGGCCGGCCGCGTTCGGGATCCCGGTGCCCAGCTTCGCCCGGTCCACAGTGCGGCGCCGCTGCCTGGTCGGCACCGCGTCCTACGAACCGAACAAGCCGTACTCGCGTGGGGCGTGCGAACTGCACGAGAACGGGACTGGCGTCTTCGCCGAAGCGGTCGATCGGCGGATGTCGGGAGACCAGGACGGGCGTTACGACCTCGTGGACGCCCCGTCGCTCACCGTCGGCGTCGGCGCGGCACTGGGATTCCTTGCCCGCCACGCACGCGACCGGGCAGCCGCTGGTGGCCTCGCCACTGTCCGAGCCACCATCTGGCCGGTCACGCCAATCTACCTGGGCGAGCAGCGCCTCCCGGTCAAGTTGGTCTCCAGCGTTGGAGACCCAAACGAGGAACTCGGAACCCATGTCCTGACCGAGCCACCGGTCGCTGACGCTGTCGCCGACATCGACGATCTCTGCGCCGACGGACCCGGGCTCGTTGCGGCGACCTACCGTCTCGCCAGCGATCTGTACCAAGCGTTCGGTGCCCCCGAGGTCCCAGCGCTCACCCCCGACGGAGCTATCCGCCTCAGTTACTGGTATCGGCCCCAGCAGGCCCATATCGTCGCCTGGGCCGAGGAGGCCGGCGTCGAGGTGTTGAGGCAGTAGCTCATCTGATCTACACCTCATCCGGGCCTCGCAGCTGGTCGAACCTGTTGGCCGAGGGGTGAAGCCACTAAGGCACGCCGGGACTCCTTCGACCGCAGGTACGTCACGCCGTGCACCAGGGCGTCCAGCCGGTCCGGGGAGTCGCCCGACTCCGGCGTCCAGGTCGTCAGCTGGTCCTCCAGCGCCGGGAACGTGCCGACGTGGTGCACGCGCGGCGGGTCGACCTCGTACCGGGCGGCCACCGGCTCGGCGCGCACCCGCTTCGACTGGCGGGCCTGCACCACGTCGATCGGCGGGTCACCGCCCGGCAGCAAGTCCTCCTTCTGCATGGCCACCCACGCGTCGACCAGGATGTCCCGCAGCCACGCCGAGGAGCCCTCGTACACCACCACGTCCGCGTCGACGTCCAGGTAGCACTGCCAGATCCGGCGGGCCGCCGCCATGCCGGCGATCTTCATGCTCCGGTCCGCCAGCACGTAGTGCTCGCCGTCCTCGCCCCGGCCGACCGCGACGATGCCCGTCTCGTCGCTCGTCTCCGACACCGTGTCCGCCGGGTCGACCGACACGACCGTCCGCACCAGCGGCGGCACGTCGTCCTTGTCGAACCGGCCGGCCTCGATCCACGCCGACTTCCACAGCGCGCCGTCGACGTCGGACAGCATCTCGGCGTCCAGCTCCTGCCGGCCCAGCCGGGTGCCGCCGTACTGCTCCAGCAGCTCCTCCAGCGCCTCCGGCGACAGGTTCTCCGCGTTGTCCAGCGTCCGGCCGCGGGTCACCACCACCCGGGGCCGGCGGGAACGGGCACGCTGCTTCTTCGACCGCGCCAGCAGCTTCTTCACGTGCGGCAGCGGCTTCGGGGTCGTGGAGATGACCATGCGCGGGCTCGCCGCCTCGCGCATGCAGAACCACAGCATGTCGAACACGCCCTGCGCCGTCTGCACCGGCCACGCCGCGTACTCGTCGAGCCAACAGCCGTCGAAGTCATAGCCACGCAGCACGTCGGGGTCCTGCGCGCCGAACCCGCGGATGATCGCCCCGTTGGTCAGCTCCAGGTACGGCTCGCTCTTGTTGAACGTCCGCACCTCCTTCGGCGGGATCACCGCCAGCAGGCCGGCACGCCGCGCCGTGAAGCAGACGTTGAACACCTCCCGGTGCGTCTTCGCGACCACCGCGTAGTGCCCGCCCGGCCTGGTCCCCGCCCACGTGCGCACCGTCTCCGCCCCGGTGCGGGTCTTGCCGAAGCCACGGCCCGCCAGCAGCATCCAGATCCGGTACCAGGCGGGCTCCAGCTGCTCCGGCCTCGCGTGCCTCGGCCAGTCGTACCGGACGAGGCCCTGGACCTCCGACACCTCGCGCAGGTACGCGGCCAGCTCGGCGTCGGTCATCAGCGCCGGGTCCGGGTACGCCAGCAGCATCGGTCAGTCCCCGGCCCGCATCTCGGCTTCGCGCTGGCGCAGGTCGACGGCCGCAACCCAGGCCAGCACCAGCAGCGCCGCCAGCATCAGCGCCGGGCAGCCGAGGGCCGCTGGGCCGACCCAGCGCAGCCCGGCCCACACCGCCAGCACCATCAGCGCGAACCACGCGCCGAGCAGCAGCCGCCACGTCCAGGCGCGGAACTGCAGCGTCCGCCGCTGCACCCCGGTCAGCCGCCGCGGCGGCGGGGCGAGGCGCACCGGCGGCGGGCGCTTCGCGTCCAGCTCCGCCCAGCCGCGCACCACCCCGCCCGGCTGGTACGCCGGCCGGGCGGCGACCGGCGCCCGGTGGTCGAGCAGCAACCTGCGCGAGCGGGGGCCGCGCCTCACCGCGCGACCGCCCACGTCAGCACGGTCACGCCGCCGAGGGCCGCCGCGCCCATCAGCAGAAGCCCGACGGCCGCGCACCACGCCGCCCACCGGGGCACCCGCAGCTCCACCGCGATCCACGCCTCGCCGTCATCCCTGCTCCGTCTCCCCACCGGGCTCCTCCTCGTCGTCGCCGCCCGGATCGTCCGGCTCGGCGGTCAGGTTGGCCTGGCCGGCGCGGGCGGCGGCCTCGGCCATCAGCGCCCGGAAGAAGTCGGCGCGCTGCTGCTCGCTCATCTGCTCGACCTCGGCGCGGATCGGCCCGCCGTCCGGGCCCGTGTGCGCGGTCGTGGAGTCCGGCAGGCCCAGGGCCAGCCGCTCGACCCGGGTCGACACCTCCAGCCAGCGGGCCACGTCGCCCGGGGTCAGCTTCGACGCGTCGAGGGTCTGCAACCGGGCGACGATCTTCCCTTGCAGCGCCGACGCCACCCGCGCGTGCCGGCGGGCCATGTCGCGCCGCTGCTCGGCCAGGCTCTCGGCGTACAGCCGGTCCTCTTCCCGGTCCCACGCCTGCGCCCGCTGCACCCACCGCCACTTCGTCGCGAGCTTGTGGAGGTAATCCCGGGATTTGTGGACCTGCTCGGCGACCTTCGCGACGGTGCGGGTGCGGCCCACGTCGCGGTACAGGGCGAAGTACCCGTACGCCCGCTCGGGCTCGCTGCGCTGCCGGTCCCAGGGCAGCACCTCCGGCTCGCTCATGGTCACCTCCTCGTGCTGCTAGGCGGGCGGCCCGACGGGTGCAGCGCCGGGCCGCCCACGTCTCAGTGCCCGACCTTGCGTCCCCCGCTCATGGGCGGCCGGGCGATCGCCGCGTTGCCGTACATCAGGGCGTCGTCCAATGCGGTCAGCACCATCGACGTCTCGCGGCCGGCGGGCAGGCTGCGCATGGCTTCCGCCATCACGCCCTTGATCGTTTTCCGCCACGCCGCGTGCGCCTCGGCCGTCTCCAGGTTCTTCGGCGGGTGGTAGTCGCACCGCCGGTCCAGCTCGTACCGCTGGCGCTCGTCGAGGCCGGCGTACAGGTCCTCGCCGCTCTGGGCGGGTCCGGTCATCTCGCTCCTCCAGAGGTAGGGCCGCAGCGGGTCACTGCGGCCGGATCGTCGGCCGGCGGGCTGCCGGCCGGGGGGTCGTGGGGTGCGGCCTCAGAAGGGCCAGTGCCCGATGCAGCCGGCGGCCAGGCCCCCGACGATCAGCACCAGGTAGACCGCGAGGATCGCCTTCGTCGACCGGGGCAGCCGGCCGCTCATCCGGCGAGGTAGTCGGCGGCCAGCAGCTCCAGCGCCCGCCACCGCTGGTCGGCGGGCACCTCGCCCGTACGGACCAGCTTGTCCACGGCGCGGTGCAGCACCGCCGCCGCGTCGGCCGGCATGGAGCGTGTCTCCAGCACCGTCTCGATCGGCACCAGGCGGTGCGCGTGCCCGATCGGCTCGCCGCTCTCCTCGTCGAGCCACACGCCGTCGCGCAGCTCGCCGAGGTGCCGCTCGAACACCGCGAGGATGAGGCCGAGTGCGGTGGCTACGTTGCCGACGTTGTGGGCGCCGTGGGCCGTCGCGAGGGCGTCCAGGGTGGCCTCGTAGTCGCCGTACCCGGCGAGCCACCGGGCGTCGGCCTGTGTCAGCTTCCGCGCCTCGTCGAAGCTGGCGCGGGCCGCCTCGAGTTCGTACGGCAGGAACACCAGCTGCACCGTGGCGAAGTCCAGGTTCGCCTCGGACAGGCCCTCCAGGTCGACCTGCGCGAGCAGGTCGAGCTGCTTGTCGTCCAGGCCCGAGTAGGCCCGCCAGTCCACGTCGTCCAGTTCCTCGTACAGCTGCTTCAACGTGGCCGGGTCGTCCTCGCCCTCGATCGCGTTGTGCGACAGCTGCAACGCGACCTGCCGGGCGCGGGTCAGCGGCTGGTCGACCACGATGACGTTGACCTGCGCCAGGCCGGCCTCCCGGGCCGCCATGATCCGGTGGTTGCCGGACAGCACGACCATCCGACCGCCGGCCGTGTCGTTCCACACCAGGGGCGTGCTGGTCAGCGCTCCGTCCCGCCTGACGTTCGCCACCAGGCGGTCGAACATCTCCTTGCGCATGTACCGCGCGTTGACTTCCAGCAGCGTCAGGCTGGCCGGGTCGACCGTCTCGGGGCGCAGGTTCAGCGGGCCGCCGTCGGCGGGCCCTGCCAGCTCGTCGACGTCGCTCACCGCTGCCCGCCTCCCTCGCGGTACTGGATGGCGAACCCGGGGATGCCGAGCCCGAAGTCCGGGTCGGCGCTCGCGGGCCGGATCGGCGCGTGCAGCACGAACTCGTCGGGCGAGCAGGCCGGCCGGTTCGGCATAAGCCCGGCGGGCACGCCCGTCCAACGGAATCGCTCCTGGCAGCTCAGGCAGCGGATCGAGAGCTCCACGATGTACGCCACCACCGTGGGGTCGTCTTCGGAGGCGGTCAGCCGCTGCACGTCGGCGTCCAGGTGCAGGTCGTCGTGCGGGCACGGCCTGTCCGGGTCGGCTGAGGCCGGCCGCTGGTCGTGCCGGAACCGCCCGTGGGTCGGGCACACGCCCGTGTCGGCGCCCTTGTCGCACTGGTGGGGCGTCATCCCGTCCCACAGCGTCTTCGGGCAGCCGGCCTGCTCGCCGCCGCGGTGCTCGTCGCTCATCGTCGCTCGTCCTTCCCGTGGCGGCGCTTCCACTCCGCCAGCGCCTCTTGCAGGGTCCAGTTACCCAGGGGGCCGCCGTACTGGAGCTGGTAGCGGTGGATGCCGTCGGCGGCCGCATCGCTGCGCTTCTGCAGCTTCACGCCGGGGATGCCCCGTCCGTACTTGGCGCTGTTCGGTCGGTCGGTGAACGCCGTGGTCGACCAGCCGGTCAGCCGCTTCGACAGGGACCGCTGCAACAGCAGCTGTGCCTCGCGGCTGGCGGCCGCCATCACGATCAGCTTCGCCAGCCGCCGGTACCGGGTCCACGACACGGGGAAGTCGCTCATCAGGTAGGCGGTGCTCGGGTCGAACTTCGGCGGCAGGTACGCGAACGCGCCGACGAGCTTCCCGTCGACGCTGACGCCGCAGGCGAGCAACGGGGAGCCGGGCAGGATCGTCTTGCTCATGAACTGCGACCGCACGGCCGCGAACTGGCCGCCCGTCAGCACGTGGATCGCCATACGGTCGCCGAGGTCCTCGCCGGGGCCGATCTTCGGCAGCAGGATCGGCGCGACCTGCTGGGCGGGCGCGACCACGCGCCGCGCGCCCGAGCTGGCGTACACGTAGATCGGCATGCCGCGGTTGCTGGTCTGGACGACGCCGCGCAGCCAGGGGCGCAGCTCGTCGCGGGCGATGTGCAGGCCGAGGATCCAGTGCGGCCGGTCGAGCACCGCGCCGATGATCTCCTCCTTGCCGTCCTCGTCGAGCAGGTCGTAGCTCGGCGCCGGCCAGTCGAAGAACTCGTCGATCCCGGCGAACTGCTGCTCGTAGTCGCCCGCGTAGAACGGCGGGAACATCGCCACCGGCGCGTCGGCCGCCACGACGTCGCGCAGGTAGTCCCGCACGTCACCGCAGTAGTAGTCGGCCAGCCGCAGCGTCAGCGCGGACAGCTTCCCCACTGTCTTGGCGTGCATCGACGGGAACTGCCCGACGGTCGCCCGAACCATCCGCTCGTAGTAGACGCCCTCCCGGCCGACGTACTGGAGGAACCGGGTGCCGAGCATCAGCGTCGCCAGGGTGTCCGTCGACGTGGCCAAGTACGGCTCCAGCCAGGCCAGCTCCTCGCGGTGCTCGTCTTTCAGCCGGTAGTCCAGCTCCCGGCCGGCCAGCCACCAGCCGAGCGCCGAGCTGTACGCCTGGACGTCGTTGCCGTGGATCGCCCGGCGCTCGCCGGGCCGGCTGTGCAGCGTCCGCTCGATCGTGAAGTTCCCCGAGCAGCCGACGTACAGGTCGGTGTCCGGCCAGGACTCCGCGTGCTCGTAGATGATCGAGCGCAGGTCAGCCGGGATGCTGCCGTGGAACACGCCGCTCACCACCTTCCCCCGTGGCCGGGCGTCGAGCGCCGGCCAGGATTCGAACCTGGGCCTCCACCGTGGAACGGCGGCGTGCCAGCCAACAGCACTTCCAGCGCATCGCGTGCCATGCACGCGCAGTGCCAGATCGTAGCCGTACACCAGGCGGCTAGCGAGAGGTGCCGGCGGCTTCCGCTCTCGCCGTGGCCTGTCGTAGCCCACCGTAGACCTATCGGGCCGCAATGGTCTACAGTGACCCAACACCAGTGCCGGAGGGAAGGAGGAGGACGAGGTGGCCAGGGACTACACCTACGCCGAGGCCGCGGCGAAGCTTCGCATCGCGGAGACCACCCTCCGGCGCTGGGTGTCCAAGGGCCGCGTCCCCTGCCACCGCCTCGGCCGCAAGGTCCGCTTCACCGAGGCGGACCTTGAAGCCGCTTACCAGGCGTGCCCGGCACTGGCGGGGCGCCGCTGACGTGGGGGCGTCCAGGACAGATCGTTCTGCGCACTCATCGGCGACGTGCCGGCCCGATGCCGGCAGTTGGACGCCCCCGCCCCACGCCACACCTCCTAGACCATCCTAGGAGGATCGGTCTCCGACGGGCGGTTAGCCGCCGCCCCCACCCCACCGGCACGCCGCCCGCTGCTGCTTCCTACTCCGCTTGATGGGCTACGCGATCCCCGGCTTACTGGCTACCGAGGGTGAACTCATGGCCGACGACGCGATACGGCTACATCCGCTTCTGCCGATGAGCGCTCAGCTGATTTTGATGGTTGGAACCGATCCAATCGGCAATGCCCCCGACGGGCAATGGGTGGCCACCACGCCTGGACATCCCTTGGGGAAGCTGGGCTGTGTCTCGTGTGGCCGTGTCGAGGTGGCCACAGAATCGGCCGCATGGCTCACCATGGACACGCTCATTGGCATCGTGGTGTCCGGGCGCGGTGGATCGGTCTTGGTGCCACGTTCATACTGCTTGGGCTGCTCCGCGGTTGGGCGTCAACGGGACGTTTGTTCTGTGCTTGCCGACGTCCCGGTCATCTAGTGGTTTGAGCACTCGCAGTCGGCGTTGAAGCACCTGTAACAACGAGGCTTGTCCCAGCAGTGCCAGCACGCGTCACAGGCGGCATCTGAGGTACGCAAAGTATGGTGCGCCACGGCTTGCTCGTTCGTAAAGTCAACTGGATCATGACAGGTCTCGCAGGTTCCCACTTCGGCGATCTCCCGTCCAGTCACAGTGTCCACCCTGCCATCTCCGGCCTGCCAATTGCCATACGACTCGGAAGGGTAACTGGGGTGGAGACGATCGACTCAACCCAGTGCTGACGCTGCCAAGTTGGTCATCAGACCCGCTTCGACAGACATAACAACGGTGACAGGCGTTGCTACCATCCGGCTCACCTTGCTCTCAGGACTCATTGCCGATACGGACACTGAGACAAGGGTTGAGATGCAAGCCAAACTAAGGAAAATCAGCACCACGGCCCAGTGGGTCAACACCGGGTTCAACCGACCGGCTCCGTGATCAAGGGTAGCCATGTCCGGCACATGCCGTCTCCTCCGTTCGGCTCGTTAGAGCCGAGATCCGTGCGCCGAAGTCAGCGCCTGAACGACGAGTCGAGGAGACGCGGCAGGTCACCCGAGGCGCTCCTGGTCCTGCCACGCCGCCACGGCGTTGATCTGCCATTGGACCGTTGGCGACCTATCTGGCCTGACGTGCTCGCTGGGCTCGCACATCCCGATGGCGTCGGATGCGGTCGCAACCAGTGCGAGCCGTGCAGGCCGCCCACTACGCTTGAGCTGTGAGGATCGACCTGGCCGGCAGGACTGCGCTCGTGACCGGCTCCACGCAGGGCATCGGCCTCGCCATCGTCCGCGGCCTGGCCGCCGCCGGAGCACGCGTCGGCGTCAACGGCCGGTCGACCGATTCCGTCAACCGGGCGATCGACGAGCTACGCATGGAGCTGCCCGAGGCGGCTCTGGTGCCGGTGGTGGCCGACGTCGCTTCCGACGAGGGCTTCGCGGCGGCGGCCGAAGCGCTGCCTCACGTGGACGTGCTGGTCAACAACCTGGGCATCTTCGAGTCGCGCCCCGCATTGGAGATCACCGACGCGGAGTGGCGCCAGTTCTTCGAGGTCAACGTCCTCGCCGCCGTGAGGCTGACCCGGCATCATCTACCCCGCATGTCGAGCCGCGGTTGGGGGCGGATCCTGTACATCGCCAGCGACTCCGCGGTCGTCATCCCGACCGAGATGATCCACTACGGCATGTCGAAGACGGCGCTGCTCGCCGTTTCCCGAGGGTTCGCGAAGGAAGCATCCGGGACTGGCGTTACGGTCAACTCGGTCATCGCGGGGCCCACGCACACCGGCGGAGTGGAGGACTTCGTCTACCAGCTCGTCGACCGCGACCTGCCCTGGGACGAAGCACAGCGCGTTTTCATGAGGCAGCACCGGCCGCAATCGCTGCTGCAGCGATTGATCGAGCCGGAGGAGATCGCCAATCTTGTGACCTATCTCAGCTCACCGCTGTCCTCGGCAACGACCGGTGGTGCGGTGCGGGTCGACGGTGGGTACGTCGACGCGATCCTGCCCTGACCCCCTCACGCATCGAAATCGCTTCGGCCTTGGGCCGCCACAACGTCTCTAAGTAGCCGCGATCCGATCGCTACGGCGCCACGTCGGGCAGGTCATCGGCCTCGTCCGAGCCCGGGCGATCCTCCGCGCCATGCACGCGTATCACGACCGGGTCCGAATTCGATGTCCTCGGTCGGCGGCTTGTCGTCCATCTCCGCCATCGCGAGCTCGGTGCGTTCGGCGCGGATCCGTGCATCGCGCCGTTCGCGTCGTTCCGCGACTTCGTCGCTCGGCTGACGTGGGCGCCCGTGTCCATTGCGGCTCATAGCGAGTGAGACTCGCATCTCATGGACGGTTCTTCAAGAGCCACTGCTCGGCACGCCTCGCCACTCAAGGCGCCGGTCCCGGCGACCAGTCGACGCCTCGTTTGCCTGCCCGCCGATGCCAGTGCAGCCCGCCGGTCGATGGCGCCCGAGCGGGCGGCGGGTGACCCGCCGCCCGCTCGCTGTCGGGTGGACCTCGCTACCCGACGGGTGAGCCCGTGGCCAACGCATCGACGCCGAGGAAGCCCCCGACGATTTGCCGCACCGGCTCGTGGTGCCGCCGCGTCGCGTGCACGTACACGTTCATCGTCGTCGTCACGCTGGCGTGCCCGGCCATCGTCCGCAGCGCCGCCAGGTCGACGCCCTCCGTGGCCAGCAGCGTCAGCAGCGAGTGCCGCAGCCCGTGCATCGTCATCCGGCGCGGCAGACCCTTCTCGCGGGCCAGGTCGCGGATCTTCACCCACCGGTCCGTGTAGAAGTCCTCGTACCGCCAGTGGTTGCCGCGCGGCGCCACGAACACGAACTGCCGGCCCGGCTCGCGGCTGGCGGCCGCGCACCGCTCGGCGACCATCCGCGCCACCGCGGCGGTCAGCGGCACCTCCCGGTAACCCTGCTTCGTCTTCGGCTTGGGCTCGACCACCCACCGCCGGTTCACCTTCCGCAGGACCTGCACGATGGACACCGTGGAGCGGGCGACGTTGACCGCCCGGGGCGGCAGGGCCGACACCTCACCCCAGCGCAGCCCCGTCGACAGCTTGCACAGCAGCAGGTCCGCCGCCTCCGGGTCCACCTGGTACGCCGCCTCCAGGAACAGCCGGGCCTCGTCCGGGCTCTCCAGGATGTCCCGCTCGGCGCGCGGGCCCTCGGGCAGCGGCAGCCCGTCCATCGGGTTCGACGTCCGCACGGCCGGCTCCCCGTCCTCGCCCGGCCGGCACGCCGCCTTGAAGATCGGCACCACGCTCTCACCCCGGATGTTGGCGATCGTCTTCGCCGAGAGGCCGGCGTCGCGCAGGGCCTGCTGCCACTCGCGCATCTCCCGCCGGGTGATCTCGGCGATCGGCCGGTCGCCCAGCCGCGGGAAGACGTGCTTCTCCAAGCGCTCCCGGTACTTGCGCACCGTCTCCGGGTGCGGCTTCACCAGCTGGCCCAGCCACTCCTCGGCGTACGCCCGGAACGTCAGCACCTGCTCGGCGGGCTCCGGCGCCGGGGCGGCCACGCCGACGGGAAGGAGCTCGGCGAAGCCGTGCTCGACCAGCTGCTCCGGCGTCGGCATCCGCTCGCCGACGACCTCGACCAGCGTCTTGAACCGCTTCGCGTCGGCCTGGTAGTCGAACGTGCGGCTGCTCCACGGGTTCTCGCGGCGGCCGCCCTCGCGCCACTTCACCCGCCACCGAGTGCTCTTGCCGTCCTTCGTCGTCCGCTTCTCGACTGATGCCACCGTTCCTCCACGTGAACGCGGCGGCCTCGACCCGGTGTCCTGCGGGCGCTGCCGCCGACGCACCTATATGCGCAACAGTGGGACCGTAACCGTCTCGATCGCCGGGCACAAGATCGGCCCGGCGGCGTCATGCGGCGGGGCTCGTCCGGGCCCGTGTTCCCACGGTGTTCCCACGGCGGCAAACAGCCCGAAAAACGATCAAGGCCGCTAACCTGAGTTCTGCCAGGTCAGCGGCCCAAAGCCTGTGTCGTTCGTACTGGTGTCCGAGGGGGGACTTGAACCCCCACGCCCTATACGGGCACTAGCACCTCAAGCTAGCGCGTCTGCCATTCCGCCACCCGGACCTGCACGTCCAGCCTACCCTGTCGGCCGAGGTGACCTCGTCACCGGTTCGGCCGCCCCGGTGGGCCGCACGGGGGATTACTGTACACGGCCCGGATGGATCATGCACATCGCCGGCCATGCGCCGCGTTTACCCTGTTCAGAGCGGTCACAGGGAGGCTCTTCACGGCGAGCCGAATCGGATCCGCCGGCCTGGGTAGCGTGCGGGCACCCATTCCGGGCAGCATTGCTCACGTGTCACACCCCTCCCCCCTGACCGCCGCTCAACACCAGGCCCTCTCGCTGCGCTCCGCCGGCGATCTGGCCGCCGCCCGCCGTCTGCTCGCCGCCGCGATCGCGGCGGTCCGACCGGCGTACGGGGAGGACCATCCGGATGTGCTCGCCGCCGCTCACATGCTGGCCCGACTGCACCGGGAGGCCGACGATCCGGCCGGCGCCCGACGGGTGCTCGAGGAGGCGTACGCGGCCGGTGAACGTCGCCGCGGCGAGGCCGACCCGCTGATGCTCGCGCTCAGCTTCGACCTTGCCGGGGTCGCGGAGGAGTTGGGCAACCGGCACGAGGCCCGCCGCAACTACTACCGGGTCGCCACCGCCGGGCCCGCGGTGCTCGGTCCGGACCACCCCGCGGTACGCACAGCCCGCGAGTACCTCGGCGGCTCCGCCGCCGCTCCCACCCCGCAGCCGGGCGCCCTCTCCGGTCCGACGATGCCCATGCCGGTCATGCCACAGCCGCATCAGCCGCCGACGACTGCCCCTGCGCCGGCCGCCTCCACTCCGCCCCGCTCGGCGCCACCCGCCTCCCACGGGTCGACCGCCCCGCAGTCGGGGTTGCCAGTGGCGGGCGCGGAATGGGCTCCCCAGGCCACGCCGGCTCCGGCTTCCCCCTGGGCGCCCGCCGCCAGCGCCCCGGCGAACCCGCCGCCCGCTCCTCCCCGTCTCGTGGCGGCTCCCCTCGCGCCGGCCCTGCCACCACCTCCGGTCAT